ATGCGTCCTCTTCTTCGTAATATTCTTTATACTTATCTAGTAAGTCATTTGTAATTTTTAATTGATTTCTTATTTGAGCAAAGTTTTTTGCCAATAGTTCAAAGTCTTTATCAGTTAAACCCCACAAAACCGGGTCTATGCCTTGTTCTTCTAACTTCTTAAATACTTCTTCGGCATTTTCAGATGTTATAATAATCCATTTTAAGTTTTCTAATTCTAATGGTGTGGGTTTTTCTAAATTAAGTTTTGCCCTTGGTACTTCTTCTTTAAATATACTTAACTGTTTTACTCCACTACAACTAGTAAGGAATATAGTTAGGATTACTAATTGAAGGACATTCAGTGTTAATTTCCGACTTCTTCGTAGCATTTTTTTCTTCCTCAGTTAGAGGTGATCCACTTGCGATCTCAATACATCTTGTAGCAAGTGCTGACGCACCGTTTGTTATTCGTTCAATAGACTTCGTTTTAGCAATTGCAAGTTTGCCAACGTCTCTATTTTTTTTATTAAATCTTTTATCTAAATCATCTAAATCTTTTTTCAAAGCATTAACTAACTTATTCATCTTATTGTTAGCATCTAATATTTCTTCAAAATCTTTTTTCTGATTTTCTATTAAAGTTTTTTGTTCAGTAATAGCAGACTCTAATTTAACTGCGTTCTCTTTCAAAATTACATTATCTTTTTGTAACTTCAAAACATAGGCACCAGCACCAAGTAATGACGTGATGATAATGCCTATGAATATTAATCTCATTTATTTTTTCCAAAACTTTAGTTTGTTAGACATTTCAACTAAGTCTTCAAACTTCTCGTTTACATACCAACCTAGTATAAATCCTATAATTAATCCTAATGTTAAAAACATATTAGTCTCCTATTTTAGCGTTTCTTTTTCTATGACCATTCCACGCAACAAAGCCGCCTAGTCTTAATGACCAGTATGCTAAGTAATTCATAAGATAAAATCCATTTACACCAATATTAATATCTCTAAAGATTTGATCTGCCTTCTTTTGATTTACTATTAATAATGCGTTCTTTTTACTTGCTGGTTTGCAAGCAGTGTATTTGTACATGTAATCATGCACTAGTCCACCTATTAGTAATACACCGACAGGTGAAAAAAATGTTCTCAAAAACTTAGGTATACTTGCACCATCAAATTGAAAACCTGCTGGTATTACATAATTAACACCGTTAAGTTTATATTTCCAATCTTTAGTAATAACCCAATTTCTTGTTGAAGTTAACCACATAATTATACCTTTCCAGAATCCTTTTCCCTTTGTGGAAATCTTTACTGGTTGTAAGTGTGGTAATTCTTCATAAGAGAATTTTATATTAACTTTCTTTTTGTCTAATAAGTTTATAACAAACCCTACTATTACAAGTAGTATCAACAATGACCATTGCCAAAATTTCATTGCCAAAGCTATTAATAGTTCCATAGTTAGTCCTTTTTGTTTTTTTCGTTTTCTGCGTTTACCACTACTCGTCTTTTTCCAGTAGGGTGAAATTGCCCTTGCGATCCCATAGATGCCATTGGGCTATATGTGTCAACATATTCATCAATCTTTTTACTATACGATGAAAGTAGTTTTGTTGCAACTTCATTTCTTACTGTACCAGGAATCATTCTACTATTCATATTAGAGTTTCTAGCAACTTCTCTTACTTTATTATCCACAACATATCTGAATAATTTTGTTGCCTCTTCTTCGTTATATTCGTCTTTAACTTTTTTTCTACTTAGATTTTTTAAAATAGGTTCTATTTGTTTTGAATAGACTTTCTCATCATCTTGTATCTGTTGTGCTATCTCTAAAACTTTTGTATCGTTATCTTCTTTTACAGTTTTAAATTTAGTTAGAAATTGAGATAATCTTTGTTTAAATTCATCTTTGTTCTTTTTCTTATACACGTTAGCAGCGCCAGGCATAACACCTGGTTCACCATCAGGTCCAACTCCTACTCCTGCAATATTACCAGAACCAACTGAATTTGCTGGTGCTTCTTCAGGCACACAATCTGGTACCATCTTGTCACCTTTTTTCTTCATACCAACTTGTTTATATCCATCCCAACAAGATTCAAACCAGTTCTTAAATGATTTCATTAGAATTTTATCCTCTCTATGTTATCTTCCGATACAACAATTGTATTTTGTGTATCTTCATTTATAACTTTATATAAATTTACACCAAAGTATTTGTCTATCGGTTTTTGATCTACTATATTTTCAACCACATCGCCAACTTCAGCGATAACATTATCTTCTAAATCTCTTAGTTCATCAATCATTAAGAACTTAGACTTAGGTAGATAATCATAACCAACATTTTCATTCAATGTATCATCTAATGCTATTAAGTTATTTTCTCTAAGATGTTTGTATAAATCTTTTTCTAACTCAACAGAATTTATTTCTTTTTCTTCTTTTAATAATAACCCTAAAGCGGCAGCATATGATCCTAGTTTTGATTTACCACCAGGAACTATTCCTATAAGTCTTTTTAAATTAAAAACAAATCTATGTAATAAAGTATAAGATTTCTTTTCTTCACTAGTTTTTAGTGTTTTTGCTTTTCTTATTACTTTACCTGTGTCATCGATAATGCCTAACTTATAAGCGTCATGTTTTTCCCATGGAGTTACTAATAACTTAATAACTCTATATGTAATTAAAAGGTCTATTGCTCTTCCCATTATATTTTCTCCAAACTTAATAACAGAGTCTTGTTAGTTTTCACTAATGGTAACTCCTCATCTTTTATATTATTTAAGAATATCAAAAAAGTTTTTAATAAAGGCCAAAACTCTCTTTCTATCTTAAACAGTAGCAGTGTTGAAGCTGCTTCATTTCCAAATACATTATTTAAAACTATTATATGATTAAGTATAAGTCTAGTTTTTAACTCACCTGTTGACTTAAACTTTCGAAATAAACGTTTAATATACTTAAATCGTTTTATATCTTCATAAAATTCCTGCTCTGTATCCAGATTAGGAATATTATAGTTTTTTATGGCATAAAACAGCCAATTTTTACTCGTTATCTGTGTAAACATTAGCCAAGCTCTGCATATACTCTTACAGCGCCGTTCTCTAACGTCTCATATTTTCCTTTTAATGTTAATGCTTTACCTGTTCTATGTGTTATACCATCATCATTAATATCAGAGCCGTCAGTATCTTTACCAAAACGTCCGCCGTGTTGTGTCAATTCAGTTTTAAAGTTTCCGTTTTTGCCTACTATGTTGATAGGTGATTTAAAACCGATACCAAGTCTTCCTAATTTTTCTTCTAAATCAGCAAGAGCGCCTTCGGGTTTAATATATTCTCTATCAGCAACAGCACCAACAAATGCGTTAACTCTTTGCATTATAGCAGGTTCATGTATGTTATGAACTCCTACACTACCATTCTCTACTGAGTCATGGTGTGAAGTTGTTCCAACACCCATTTGTCCACCTTCTTTAATGTGTTGTCTAAAAGTTTTCATTTCTTTTTCTCCGTTACTTCTTTTTTTAAATACTTAAATGTTATACCACCTGATAAATCTTCTTCAACTTCTTGCAATTCATAATCTTCAGAATTATCTTCTAATTGCACTCCCTCAAATTGTTTATCATTTGGTGTATTATCAGCAAGATCAGATAAAAAATTATCCGTCGAAACTGTATGTGACTTTGTAATCTTGTTTTTCACCACTACGTTCTCCCTCCTGTAATAATACTTTTTTTTCATCATCAAAATCTTTTAAAAATTTATCTACTTGTTGAATTGCACCATGAACAGCATGTAAATTGTTTTTCATACTGAACAAAGATTTTTCAAAGGTAGCAATTTTATTAGACAACTCTGAATAATCTTTTTGCAAAGTTGCCTTTTCACTTTCAAGTTTTGCCTTATCTATCATAATTAACTCCTAAAATTATACTGCTGTGTAATCATGCCCAGCAACAATGTTCCAGTTTGAAGACTTGAACATTAATGTAACAGACTGACCTAAAGCATTTAGAACTACCGAAGTATGTCCTGATAAATTAGATGGTGTTATTGTTACTGCATTTGATCCAGTTGTAATTAGGATAGTTTTAATTTGCCCATTAGTTCCGTCAGCAAGTGTAACTGTTCCTGGTGCCGAAGCAGCGTTAAGTTCAGTTATTGCCGAAGTTACATCTGCAACTTGTGATGAACTATCCATAGTTAACGATTGACTAGTTTGTGATAGTCCTAAGTAACTAGGAATGTTATTGAAAACATCTTCAGCTGCAATTTTCTTATTGATTGGTGTTCCTGATGGATCATCCACTACATGAAATAAATCTACGGATGCCAGTGAATCACCTAAATCCGTTAATTGTGTTATTTTTTTATCTGCCATTTTTATTCTCCTATAAACCCTTTCGGGAATGCTATTGTAGGTATATTCCTACATCACGTTGTTAATATATATAAGGGCCGCCAAAGCGACCCCTATGTTATTTTATTTACTACGAGTTACTTGTTAATGCAACAAGTGTCTCATGGTGTGATCTGCCTGATCTTCCACCTGTAAATGTCTTTGTTAAAACCCACCCTTGGTGAGCACCAGCTGGTACTTCACTTGAAGTGTAGTTAAATAGTGCCACGAACATATCACTAAAATATGGTAATGGAAGCGTATTATTCTCAAACAAGTCCGAAGCATTCGTACTTGTTGGCGCTTGATTTACATGTGCTGTAGCCCATAAAGGTGCTGATCCAGCAGCGTCTGTTTTTCCCCAACTTGACATATTATTCTCTCCCTTAGTTAAAGGTACTCAATTTTTGATATAAATTTATACCGTGTTTTACACTAGACTATTTATAAGATTAAAATCCTAGTCTTTTGAGTTGGGAGATTGTTTTTGATGTGTCTGTATGATAGATACCAATACCACCTGATCTAGTAAATTCATCAACGTTTTTTTGATAATCATCTATTAGGATAGCATTTTTTTTAGAAAATTGTTTTTTTTCTTTTCTTTTAACTAAATTAACTCTTTGAGGACTTGACAATCCTGTATTTCTTCTTAACCATTCTCTTTTGCCTGGTATACAGTTAGGGTCAAATTCTTCCTCAACATATGCACTTAGTATGTGTGGATTAAATTTAGAGATATAACTCCATAATTTTTGCCCTCCTGGCATCCAAGGAAGAGAAGACCAGAAATTAGGCATTTCTATAATAGGTCTCCACTTCTCTTTTGAAGAAGGGATATTCATCCATTGTTTGATTGACATTTTAGTTGCTCTTTCAGCACCTTTTTTAAAGTCTGCAAGAACACCATCCATATCACAATATATTATTTTATTCATAGTGTTTGTTTTCATACTCATATACTATCATATATGAGCGTGTTTGTCAAGCGCTATTCTGACGCACTTTTTATATTGGTTTTGTTGATGGTTCAGTATCTATTACAGCAGTTTTTTTACCTGTATCAGTTTTTGGACCTTCACCAGCCTGTATTCGAATCTCTTTAAATGTCTTTTTATTTTCTTTTACAGTATGAGTTCCTTTGTCATCACAATGGTCACATCCTTTACCTTGACATTGAGGACACTCTTTTTCTAATTCTTGTAAAGGTTTAATAACAGACTTCTCACCTTTTTTAGCAAGTTCTTTTTTCTTATCATTTATTTTTTCACCAGCATCATCTGGATTTACTGCCTCAATAGTTTGTCTTAACTTATGAGTTGGTTCAGTTCTACCCATTTTATCAACAACGATACCTTGTTTTCTTAATTCTTGTGCTTTGTTTTGAATAACTGACATAGTATCACCATAAAAGAATTTTGCCTTTTCACCTTTTTTGCCATAAGATAACATGTATGCTTTGCTTTCTCTCATATCTACTTTAAAATTGAATCCTGCTCTTTTGAGTTTTGTCATAACACTATCAGCATCATTCATATCTTTAAACTCAATAGAATTTTTATCAGCAATTATACTTGTATATCCTGGATTAGAATGACCCATATTGTTATATAACCATTTTTCTGCTTTTTTAACAGTTTGGTTATTTGCAAAGTTTAAACGAAGGAAATCAGCTTTACTTTCTTTCATATTTTTAGAAATTGCCTGTCTTTTTTTATGCAAGTATTCGTCTGATGAATCTGTATCACCATCGTTATCAAGGTCTTTATCTTTTCTATCTGTAAAATCTTTTTTAACAGCATCTTTGTTTACTGAATCAATTGCTTCACTTACAATCTTAGCAGCAATGTCTGAAATCGAACCTGGTTTATTCTCAAAGTAATTTTTTTCTGCTGTTAGTTTTACTTTTGTTTCTGGTTTTGTTATTGTTGGCTGCTCTTTAGCGATCTTTGTGGATACATCTTCTAAGCTGCCCTGTTTTGTTTCAAAATATTTTTTATCCATTGTTTTCTCCTAGTCTTTACTTCCTCTTACTTTATCAGCCAAATCTGAATCTGCTTTGCCCCAAGTTCCACTTGACTTAGTTATAAAACTGTTCACCCTTGCAAAAGCCCATTGTTGAGGTGTTGTTCCTGGTCTATGACCACCTTTCCATGCGGCCATTCCTCTATTATAAACTTGTTTTAATATTGAATATGGCATACCAGATTTTTCAGCTTTCTTTTTTAAACCTTCAATCTGTTCTAAGAATTGTTCAGAACGAGTTAATTGTTTTTCTTTTTCTTTATCTATGTCGTGCTTAAGTTTTAACTTTTGCACTTCTATTTCTTTCTGACCTAGTTCAACTTGTTGTCTATTGTCAGGATTAGATTTATCTAACTTATCTAATTCTTGTTGTGATTTTGAAATATCATCTCTAGCATCTTTAAATTTTGCTTCTGGATTTTTCTCTGATGATACTGCCTCACTCATTTTTAAATCATATGTTTTGTGAGAACCAGCATGTGCCATTGATCCAGGTTTTCTTTTTTTCAATACAGATGTTGCCATGTGAGAAACAAAGTTAATGCCATATTGACTTAGTTGTAATAACACGTCTGATGATTGTTTTTCTAAAAACTTTTTCAAGTCATTAATCTTTGAAGGTGTCATTGTTTTGATAGAAGCCCAAGACCTTTTTAATTGATCCAATCTTTGTTTTGAAACTGCCTCGTCTAGCACTTCTTCTTGCATTCCTTTTATATCAGGAGACCCATCTTTTTTCCATTTAACGTTTGCCCTTAAAGTGTCTTTCGTTACAGATATATTTCTGTTACCTTGTGATTTTAATTCTTTTGCTCTTTTATCAGCATCTGGTTGTGTTTTAAAAGGAGATGCATATCTTTTGCCATCCTGTTTAGATGTCCATCTTGCAACATAAACGGTTTGACTTTCGTTTACACTCTCCATTATTTCTTGCCAACTTGTTCTATATTTTGTCATGGTTACTTTCCCAAATTTCTAGTTTTAATTTTTGTTTTCCTCTTATTACTCTATGATACACACCCTTTTTAATATGCATCGGTTTATTTAATTCTATAAGTTGAGGCATTTCATTATCCATTTGTAAATACCATTCATCACCTTCTAAAGCAACTACCTTTCGGTCTGCTCTATCTCTATGCCAAACCATTTCCATTTCTGAATTATCGGCAGTATTGTCAATAGTTCTTATAAAATGGTTTTCTTCAATCACTATATCATCATATGGTTTACTCATAACTTACCAGAAAAAACTTCCACCACCAGATAAACCTAACTGTTTAGCATATCTTGGTGTGTTACATGCCCAATATGCAGCCGTTGTTCTATCTTTTTGTGTAGAACATTGGTGTCTAGCAGCAAAACTTTTTCTTGCCTCAGGATCATTCATCTTAACTGATAATCCTGATGTATCACCCCATGTGACCTTTTTAACTTTATCTCCATCTTTTACATAGACATAAAACTTTTTAGGTCCGCCTCGTTTTGGTTTACCTATTGGAGGATTTTTCTCATCCTCTTCATCAAGCATTGGACAATCTAAAGCAACTTCATTGCCTTCAAATAATCCAAAGGTTCCAATATCTGTATTTAAAAACTCTTTGTCTTCAACAGATAATTCAATTTTTTCTTTTTCAACTTTTTCTCTAAGTCTGTTATAAAACTCAAAGAATGCTGATGAATTATGTCTAAAAATGTTCTCACAAATAGGAACATTCATTTGTAAATGATAATCTATTGCCTCATTTACATTAGCATATTCTTTAAAACTTCTTAATTTCATATCATCTCCACCTACATCTATTTTCATTTCTGATTTAGACTTTTTGTATTTACTTTCAAAGTCTTCTTCAGGCATTGTTTTCAAATCACCTTTAACGTCTTTGACTTTTGTTGTGTAACTGTTTTCACTAGTATCCACAACTTTGTTAAACATCTTATTATATACTTCGTCTAACTTAGTTTGCCAATCTTCGCCGTATCTTTCTTTATATTTATCTATTGTTTCACTGTCACTTATCCATTCTTCAATATCTTTTAAATCAACTTTTTTATCAGCATTAACGTTGATTAAGTTGTTTTTAGGTTCACTTGGTTTGTATGATCCACCTTGAAATTTAGGGTCATAATTTTTTTGACCTGGGGTTATAGATGAAGTGTATTTTGCATAATCATGGCCTATTTCATAACTTTCAGGCAATCCAGTATCTACAAATTCATCACCTCTTTTTTGTGGTTCTTTTTCAGTTTTAAGTTCACCATACATTTGTTTGAATTTCTTTGTATGAACACTTGGTTTAGTTTTAGCAACTTTATCTGCTGGCGATTGTTTGTAAGCACTTTTATCATCATCAGATTTTTTGCCTTGTTTTTCTAAATGTCTGTCGTGTGACTTCTTCTCTTTGTCTGATAAACCAGCAACATATTTTTTAGGTTGATCTGTCTCTTTGTCGTATTTTAATTTTCTTGCCGACTCGTCTAATTCTCTAGGATAAACAGGCGATTCAATGATATTAAATAACCATGACTTATGCAATTTATTATCAACATCTTCAAGTGTTACATAGTTTGTTCCTCGTCTTACGATAACTCCTGTAACTTTATTTTCAACATCATCAACAATGTCTCCTACATCATATAAATGCTCTGTTAAATACTTGTCTCTTATAATCATATTTTCTAACTCCTCTTTTGTAGAAGCAGTTATAAATGGTTTAAACTTTAATGTTCCTTCTTCTATTTCTGGATCGTTTGAAGCAGCCAATCTCATGCCTTGTCTTAATCTTTTTAGTAAACTTTCAGCGTCACTGAAAGTAGATGGCAATCCTTTTTTAAATGCCTCTAAATCATTTGATTTAGCAGCTGCTCTCATTTTACTTGCTGACATTCCTGTAGCGCCGTCAGCATCTGGATCTCTTTCTCCAGCAGAAACTATATTAATGTTATCAAAGTTATAATAACCATGTCTGCTTTTTACACCATTATACTTTTTAATAGTGGTGTCGAATTCTCTTACTCTATCTGAACCAACAACCATTGATAATTCTGTAGCACCTTTATTATAAAGATCAGTGACTATATCAAATACTCTATTTGAACCACTTACTATTATGTTTGAAGCATATCTAGGAAACATTTGTTTCATAACTTTTGACTTCTCTCTAAATGATAATGGGTTCTTATCTGAGTCTTCCGATCTACTTAAAAATATAAAGTGATTGTCTGCTCTAACTGTAAATAATTTTTGTAATAATTTTCCATGTCCTATTGTAGGTGGATTAAATCGGCCAAAGGTAAACGCTATATGTCTACCTTTGGCTTCTTTAATCTTAGATAACGATTTAAGTTCATCTGGTGTTATTTTACCATCCGACATAATTTCTTCCAAAGTTTTAAAGAATTTGAGATAATGATACTTTTCTAACATCTTATAAATCACGTTTTTAGGAAGTCGGTTTTTTACTCCAAATTTTCTTACTTCGTCTGGTGACATATCTGCTAAGAAAGCATCTTTACGATCTGTAACAGTTTTAGCACCAATATCAACTAATGTGTTAATGGAATCTTTAATCTCAGCTAACTTTTTAGAAACTAATCCTTCTAGGTTTTCTATATCGTCTTTACCTAGTTCTTTTAGTTCTTCATAATCAATCATGTCTCTTGCCAATTCACCCTTAACAACATCTATTTCAGATACTCGTTTCTGAAAATCCGCCATATATTTTTCAGGTTCAAACTTGCCTGGTTCTGGTTTTTTGATCCATTTGTTCTTATCGATATCAAAAATACCATCTGCCATCTTATTTGCCTTATCAAATATAGCAGGATCTATGATAGAAAAATAGTTTATAGGATGTTCACTGCCTGGTATTGTTTTACCATTTATTTCATATTGATGTTCTTTTATTTTTTCATGTATCTTTTCCTGTTCTTCTTTTGAACCAGGTATATCAAATAAAATATTAACATCAAGGTCAGCGTCACCTCTATATTGTTTTGTTAGTATTGATCCAATAAGACCATACTTAACTATTTTTCCAAATTTTTCAAATGACTTAATTCCGTCTAATACTTGTTTTTTAACTGAAGCTTTTAACTCTGGATTAGATGTATCTGGATTATCAAATACTGCCTTTGCATACGTTTTTCTTGGTATGTCTATAATAGACTCGTTAAATTGTTTAAAGCTTTTCATTTTCTATTTCTCTAATAATTTTTTTACTAATGTTTTCTGGTGTATCACCCTCTGCTTTAATACTTATAAAACCAGGTTTATTTCTAAAGTATTCTACAACAGGACCAGTTTCTTCTTTGTATAGTTTAATTCTATCGTTGATAACTTCTTCGGTATCATCAACTCTACCTCTTGCAAGTAATCGTTTCATTACTTCTTCTTTACTTACATCTAAAAACACAGCAACATCATGTCCGATATTTTCTCGTTCCATTTCTCTTACTTGTTTCATATATCTAGGCCATCCGTCTAATACATATCCGTCTGGACTTTCTGCAATTCTGTCTTTAATAAGTTTTAAAACCATTTCACTAGGTGCAAACTTACCTTTTGTAATTAAATCTTTAATTTGTTTTCCTATTTCTGTATTTTTCTCAACTTCTTTTCTTAACATACCACCTGGATATATGTGAGGTATGCCATATCTATCCATCAAATACTTAGTGTATGTTGATTTACCTGAACCAGGACCACCTAACATAACTATTCGTCTTTGTTGTGCCTCTTTAATATATGTTCTAAATGTTTTCATTATCCTTTTATCCAGTTCTTAGAAATATTAAAGTTAGCAGTTGAAAATTCTAATCTATCAACTAGTTTTACAGCGTTACCCATTCTATCTACGGCAACATATCCTTCTGGATTTGTAACTTCAAACCCATTATCTTTTTGTAAAAATGTTCCCATACTTTTTATTTGATTCATTTTGTTTATTAAGAAATCTTTTACTCTTTGTAATGTGACATAACTAGCAATGGCAAAATATATACCGACTTCATTTTTTTCCATAAATCTTAGTCCTTCATTTTTTATTGCTTCAAATTTATCTTTTGCATTTTGTGTTTTTCTTGCCGCTATTTCTTTGTCTAAAACACTGATGTAATATGTTCTAAATTGTGATACTAACTTACTTACATTTTCTATTGATTTTCCTCTTCTAATAAAGTCATTGAAAAATATTTTAAGTCTAGCACCAACAGAATATAAATTTTGTTGTTTACTTAATAAGTTTAATATTGGTTTGCCTTTACTTACAGAACCAAATGCCATTCTTAACATAGCATCATATCTTTCACTTTCAGCAGTTGTAAACGTAGCAACACCTGAAGCGTCTTTATATCCTGCGTCATCAAAAAATACAGATGATGTTTTTCTAAATGAACTTATGTTCACACCAAAGTTTGCTTTTAAGTCTGCCATTTTTCTACCAGTATATGTTGTATGAAATATGATACCCATTTTAGCAGAGGCAATTCTTTTACCTATTGCACTTTCTGTAGGCACAGCATATGTGATTGTATTAGGTGTAAAAGTTAAAACACTTTCACCTCTTATGTTGGCACTTTTTAATTCGTTGTTAGTGTATAAAAAGTCACCTTGAACAACACCTTTGATTCCTAATTTCTTTAATTCTACTAATGCGACTTGTAATTTTTCAGCAAGTCCACCTGTGTGATTTCTTCTAATATCAGCAGATGTATAATTTATTTTGGGAGTTACGTTGAATACTGATTTTGATCCAACAAAGAATTTGCCGTTTTCAGGATTGATTCCACAGATCACAGCAGGAGCACCGTCCCATTTTACTGAAACGTTTAATCCTCTACTTGACGATCCTATAAGCATATCTCTTAATGATTTAAGAAATGTAATGGCATTAACACCACCTTCATATCCATCATTAATGATAGAATCTTCTAAATGTTCTAAGTGAGTATTTTTAGCCTCACTTAAATATTGTTTAAAACTTTGCATGTTTCTCCCACGTTATCCATATAATATATTATATCAAATTTAGTGCTATTTGTCAAGCACTATTCCATCAACAAATACAATCTTTTTATTACTATTTATAACTAATATACTTTAGCGAATGGTCCAAAGTTATATATTTGCCCTTTCTTTTGTGCAAAATAATAACATAATGTCAGAAACCTTGTAAGGTTATTTCCTTTATTTTTACCCTCTGCCTTGTTAGATTTTAGTTTTGCTAGAATCCATACAAAATCTACCATCTGTTGCATTGAAGCATTTTTTCCATGTAGTCCTTCATGTTTATATGAGTCTGCTAAATTACTAACAAAGTCTTCTAATCGTTCTTCTTTTAATTCTGATTTATTAAACATACTATTAATAAATTTTATTTTTTCTTTCCATTCAGTTTCATACGCTTTAGTCCATTTCTCTGGTAAAAGATTTCCTTGTGGCATCTGTACATCTTCAGATACTAATTTACCTTTTACTTTTTTATTAATATGATCTACTAACCATTCTTTTAATTTATCTTTAGGTACTTTACCTAAAAACGCAGATGCCTTTCCATCAGGTAAAAATTCATAAGTGATATTTCCTATACCTGCACCAGTATTTGATTTAAATCCTAGTTTAAATCCTCCTCTATCACCATCTTTTACATAGACCTGGGAAGTTTTTGATTCAAATGCATGTGTTTTTTTATTGTAAGTACAATCAATCTCTATTCTATCAAATGCAACATCAGGTAGTTTTTGATCTTTAAATTTTGCTTGTAGATTAAACTCCTGATAATATATATTTTTACCATCTGATTTCTTTAAAGATATACCAACTATATCTTTTTTATTATATGCCATTTTTAATATAGCGTTAATTTCTCTTATTGCTTCATCTGGATTCTCAGCATATTTACTCTTGTCACCTTTACTAAATTCTTTTGCTATATCATCAAATTTTTCTACATACTCTTTTTGAATCTTAGCAGATTTTACCAACCAAATATCAGCAGGGTTCCAAGAATCTTTTTTAGAAAATAAGTTCATTTCTTTTACAACTAGGTCACTAATATATTCCATAAAAGAACCTTTTCCATCATATAGGTAAACCTGATAACTTGAATTAGGAAACTTACCTAAACCTGATATTTCGTTAAACTGTAACGTAAAGTGGGACCACCAGTCATCAAGTTTTTTTAAGTCTGGAAATATTTTTTTTATTGGAGATTTTTTATCTTCAAACATTTCAGAGAATGTTTTCCAAGTTTTGGTATCATCCCCTAATACTGCTTTGATTATTGCTAAAGTTATTTGTTCTTGTTGTTGTGTTGATATTTTAACACTTTTGGAACTGAATACAGTTTTTTCTATTTCAGTCCACCCTATCTTTTGAAATTTTGGTGAACGAGACTTTGGTTCTTTAACTTCAAATTGATGATTTTTTAACCAATCTTGTAATTTTCTAAATTTACCTTGTTTAACAAGCTGTTTAAACTGATCAAAGGTACTATTTTTAGAAATGTCAATGACATAATAATTGCCATCTTTTACTTTTACTCTACCTTTATCTGCTACAATTCTAGCAACTACTTCGCTACCGTATTGTCCGACTTTTTCATATGTGAATGTTGACATACATATATTTATGCACGACTTCGGCCTCTAGTTCTTGGTGGGGAGTTGTATTTACTTTTACCATTGTCTAATAGTTTTTCACTACTATTTCTTAAATCAAAAAATGGTGGAAACCCAAACGCTCCAAATGTCTTATTTTGATTTTGAAATTTGACAATCTCTTTTATATCTTCTTCAAAAAAAGACTCTTTGAAAACAAGTTTACTAGGCATTTCTACGGCACGCCAGATAATCTTACCTTTTAATTTTACCATTTGTGCCTTATAATATATTGATGGTTTCTTTTTTATCATACTTTAAATCCTGAAAATTTATCGTAAGGGTCAACAGGTTGAGGACCAGATGGTGTATCTATCTTCTCCTGTGACTCTTGGTTACTATCTACTATTTGTTGAGCATTGTTTTCTACATCATACAATCTCATTTTTGATCTATCAACACCAATGATAAAGGCACGATTAATAGCAGGATCATTGTAACGATTTTTCAATTGTTTAACTTTCATTTGTCCTAGTTCTTCAAGTTCTTCATTTGAGATTAGGGCAAACATAAAGTCAGCAGTTGCAGGTAGACCAAAACTTTCTGATGTATCTTCTAGTCCTACATCACTTGACATAAAACCAGTTCTAGTTGTTTGTGTAGCAGACACGATAGGAACACTGTATTGAACAGCAAGTCCTCTAAGTTCTTCAGCAATAGATTTAATCATTGTATATGAATTAATATTACCACCTTTAAATCTTGCACTTGTACATATATTCAAATAATCTATGAATACAATATCTGGTTTAAAAGATTTCTTTAAAGACAGTTCATCGAATAATGATTTGAAATGTCCACTATGAGCAGACGCAGTTGGATATTCTTTGATGATTAATTGACCATTTATCTTAGATTGCATTTTGTTGATCTTATTCTCATATAGGTCTCTTGGCATTTGATATAGATCATCAATAGTCACATCTAGTAGGTTAGCGTCAATCCTCTCGGCTATTCTCTCCTCTGCCATCTCCAGAGTGATGTATAAGACGTTTCTGCCTTGTGCCAACATTGAAGAAGCAACATGACACATAAACAACGATTTACCAACACCTGTTCCTGCAAGAGCAACATTTAAAGTTTTAGGTGGTAATCCACCTTTTGTAATACGATTGAAATAGTTTAAATCAAATCTTAGACGTTCTTCAACTTTGTGATAATAATCAAATCTAACATCTGGTTGTTTTAGATAATCATGGCCAATATGCTGATCAAAAGAAACAGCAAGAGCCTCACTAAGGATGCTCGGTATCGCCTCGGGAGTGTGTTTTTTATCTTTGCCATCTATAATCCTTATTCCTGATAATACAGCATTATATACAGCACGATCTTTACAAAATTTTTCAGTTGTATCGATCAACCACTTTGAGTCAACTTCTTCGTAAGTCAAAGTATTCAATAATGATTTTGCTTGATTATGTTCTTCTTCGGTAATTGTTTTTAAGTTTGATAACTCGATACCGATCGCCTCTTTAGTAGGAAGATTATTATATTTTCCTATAAAGGTATTTATGATATTAAACAAAGTAATTTCAACTCTATCTTTAAAATATTCTTCTTTTAAAAAAGGAACTGCCTTTCTGGCAAATTCTTCATTATGAATAAGATTAGTTAAAATTGTTTGTTCAAATTTACTTGTTGAGTTGTAGCTTTCCATTTTTTAATTGTTCCTCTATTTCATCGACTAATATATCACCGATCAACGTTCTAAATTCCTGAGATTCGGTATCAACATCTTTAGGATTTTTCTTAACAGTATATTCAAACTTTAATGGTAACTTGTCTTGTTGATTTGCTTCAGAAGCAAACATAACCTTACCATAAGTGTAAATAACACCTTCATATTTTCCTTCGCTGATTTTGATACACGAATAATCGTCAACGTCACGTTGAGCATAATGATATTTTTTCTTAGTCTTGTCCATATAGAAACTCTTTTTTAGCTACTTCATCAATCTGCTTAAGAATGTCTTTAGTAAAAAACTTTTCGGGTTCGTTATTAATTGTCTTAGCATATTGTTTTGTACCATCTGGTAACTCAATTCTTGTTGAAACAGATTTAAATATTTCATGTTTCAATGCAAGATCAAGCAACCCATAATACTTATCAAGGCCATCTTTATATGTTAATCTAACATCTATTAAAGCATTTTCTTTTGTTAACCTTGACTTGTAATTCTTACAGTGAATAATATTACCCACAATTTCTTTGCCATCTTTCTCTTTACGTTTTGAAAGATAAACAATATTAGAAGCAGCATACTTTAAACCAGAACCACCACCCATTTCTTTTTGTGGAAACATTGAACCAATAACATCATAAGTATGGTTTGTCATAATCATAGGAACTTTTGCTTTACCTAATTTCAATGTTAATACTCTAAATGCGGCCTTGACAATTTGTGATCTTGTCATGTCTCTAGTTTCTTTACCTTCTGCTGTGTCTTCCATTTCTTTTGTTGTAGATAGCATACCTAAACTATCTAATACAAACATTAAAGGTTTTCTTTTAGAAGCATCCTGTTCTAAATATTTGTCAACAACCTTTATTGATTGATGTCTAAATTCTTGTACTGTTGCAACTGGCACAACTACCATTCTTTTACTATCAATACCTCTTGCCTCAACTAATTCTTTTGTTAACGCACTTTCTGATTCAAAGTAAATTACACCTGCGTCTTTGTTCTTATCTAAAAATGCTTTTACTATTCCTAATGCAAAGAAAGTTTTACCTGTTGCAGCTTCACCAGCAATCGCTGTAATCTTATTTGATGGCATACCACCATATATAGAACCTGATAATAAAGCATTTAAAGCATGGGATCCTGTATCAATAAAACTATCTACATCACCTGCCTCAATACCCTCACTAATAAGTGTAGCGTATTCATTACCTGTTTCTTTTATTATATCTTTTAAAAAATCACTCATCTTGTTCTCCTATTATAACAAACCATTTTATACTATTAGTATAACACATTTTCTTTACTTTGTCAATATCCTTTGGGTTAAAATTATATCGTTCAAAGGGTTTACAGTTCTTGTATATTATTAATGTCAACTGGTTCACCTTCCCATTCAAATCTAAATTTAGGGTCTTTTGGTACCCATTCTTTAGGTGCCTCTTCTAAGTCTTCATTTGAAACTGTTGCCCAAATGTTATCATAAAATTCATCTGCTTCAACTCTACCTAAAGGACCAAATATCTTACCATCGACTCTATTTAATCTTTTTTGCAATAGTTCTCTATTGTATTCTAAAAGTCTTTGGTAATCCCAATATTCTTTTTTATCTTCGTAATCTATTTTTGTTATTGACATGATCATATTTATTAAAACAAGGTTGCCTTTCTACTGTGTCTAAAGTAATCTATTTTTTCTTTTGAAAAACACCAAACGTTTTCAATAAAAATACGATTCATAAATTCTGCTTTTGCTTCTTCACTTTCAAATAGTTTATCTGATTTAGGTCTTTGCATTATTCTCATACCGATTTGTCCTACAAAGTGTTCTTTTAAACTATCAACTAATTCATCACAACTAAAATATCTCTTACCTTTAATTGTTGGATCCATAATGTTTACAAACATATGTTTTGATCTCTCAAAACTTTTTTGTGCAACTGGTAAATAAAAGTCATCACGCCATTTAGCATATTCATCAAATTTAAACCATGATTGATTTTCTTCTTTTTCACCACCTTCATTATATCTTTCAGTTGAGAAATAAGGTGGACTTGTAAAGGCACAATCAATATCTTTTATTTCATCCCATGGCAAATCTTCAGCACCGCAATTATAGATAGTAACTTTTTTTTGTTTATCTTCAGGTAAAAAACTATTATAAATTTCTATCTGTTTCATGTATAGTTTATAAGTGTTAGGATTAGGATCGCAACCGATATATTCTTCAGCGTCACTAGTAAAGAAACCAGCAAGTCTATCACCCCAACCACAACTAGTATCTAATACTCTTTTTGCGTCTGTCATTTGATATATTGCTTTTGCAACATTAGGTTTAAATTGTGTTGCAATATAAGTTCCTAATCTAAATGCACTCATGTAACTTGCTTCATGCAATGCACCACCTCTTAGTTCTTGTTTGCCATCTATCATAGCAGGTTTCATACCATTGATACCACGCCATATAGGACCTAAACATCGCCATATATCTTTTGCTGTGCCGTTGTACCACACATCTAATGGTGCTTTAAATCCATAACTTGAACAATTTAATCTTAAATCTTGGTGAAAATAATTTGAAACATCATTGTAAATAGATGGTGCACCAATAACACCTAGACCATGATCTTTAAAATTATATTTTAAATCATCATATTTTTCTTTAACGTTTTTTTCTAGTTGTTCTAATGGTTTAACATATTCCCAAACATCTTGTTTTTGTAAACTCTTAAATGATTGTCTCATTATGTAATATGAGATTTGTTTTAAAGGATATACAGGCCTAACAACAGAAATATATTCTGCTAGGTCTTCTCTAAATTTCTCTTTGCCAATAGTGTTTGTTATACGCTCAAACGTAAGTTGATCCATTATAGGCAACTTGTTTTCATTTGCGTATTTTTTCAAATAATTCATACTATATTATAACACATTATTTAAATTTGTCAAGTTGATTGCCCCATGCATCCCAACCAGGTTTTTGTGTTCTAGCAAACATTTCAATATAAGGTCCCTCTAGTAAGTTCTCTATATGGTTGTACATTATATCTGGTTTTCTGCTATGTTCTCTACGTTGTTCTACGACTAGTTGTGGTACAGACTTACTTAGTCTTTTAGGTTTACCCTTTGTTGCAAGTAAACACATTTCAGGATTGCCTCTAGTCCAATATCCTAATCCTGTAAAGAAACCAGGTTTAGTTTTATTTGTCTTTGCCCATGTAAATGCAACAGTTTTATATTTAAATCCCCATGCGTTTATTACTTCAAATGCTTTATCTAATAAAGGATCAATGACCCACATTAATAAAACTGAATCATCATTTGCAATCTTATTTACTGGCAAATCTTTTATGTCCTGTAAAGACATAACGTTATAATGATTTTCAGGACTTCTATCTTTGCCCTTGTCAGAATAAGTTTTAAACGACCATGGTGGGTCGGCATATATTACGTTATACTTTTTATCGATATCCATATTGTCAATATTATAATTAAAAATGTTTTAGTATCTATTCTTGTCATTGCAAGTCTTTCACCCCAATGAAAAAATAACCAGATACTCATATAAAATAGCATCAATAGTATTATGGCATTTGTCATCCGAAAAATGCCTCCAGAGTTGCCTCATGTTCAAGTTTCCAGTTGATAGCATTTAAGATAAACTTCAATGGATCGGAAAATGTTTTTTCAAATTGAACATCATAGTCAACATACTTATGTAAATTAAATTCTTTTGGTATCTTAGTTGAAAATGCAATCACAGTATCTTTAACAGGATTAGGTAACTTCAACATTAAGAATTTTATTTTTTCACCATCTTTAATTAATGGATATTTAGATTCTAATTTATGAGTTCTTAGATAATGATTATATATTAAAGAACCTTTTACATGTATTGGTGTGCCTTTTATATACAGATTTGAAGAATCTATATACTTGTCAATATTATTACATGATCTAGGAAAGGCAATGTCTTCAGGTTTTAATTTAAAGAAATCTTTTTTAAAGTCTGCAACAAACTTAATCAAATCATCTTGCGTTGAGTTCATAATAATTTTAATTGCGTCTTTAATTTTACCTCGGCAAACCTCTGGAGTTGATGACTTAACTGCCTCAACACCCATAATCTTTAACTTAGGTGATTCAAATCTAATACCTTCTTCATCAAATACGTTCATCATGTAACGTTTTTTAGCAACCCATATACCTTTGTTTGCAATTGCCTCTCGTTTCATAATCATTTTTTGATCATACGCATTAATATATTCGGCAAGTTTTTCATAACTCTTATCAATTACTTTTTGTATTTTATCTTCAGCGGCCTTGTTAATAAAATCTACAACTTGATCAATTGATTTATCTTTACAAACTTTTTCAACTAACTTATCTAGTTTTAAGTAGATAGAATCTGTATCAGATGCCACAACATAGTTTACATTGGTTGTTTGTAATATCTTATTCATAAATGCATTTACATCACGTTCTACCCAACGAATTGCCAACTGACCACCAAGTGTGATTGCTTCTGCCTGTTTAACATCAAAGTATCTAAAGTATTGATTACCAATGGCACCATAAGCAGAGTTTAAAGAAATCTTTTTTGCCATTTGAATATTATTACATCTTGCAATCTCATTTGAATAGATAGGATCCTTTGTCTTTTGAAATTCTTTTTTTGCTTCGATCATTTTCTTTTTATAAACAACACGATCGGTATACATTTTTTCCATTAGTTCAGGCAAGAAACCTTGTTTATCTTTTTTAAACATGGCACCGTTTGGTGCAATAGTAACATCTTTATCTTTTGCAAATTTAAGATTTAGTTTTTCTGCTAAAAAGTTTTCTACACCTACCGCTCTAGGTTCTACACCAGCAAACATTTCAGGACTAATATTATATTCCATAATCAAGTGTGGATATAGTGAGTTCAAATCAAACGAACAAATCCATTCATGCAATCCTGGTTGTGGGTCTTTTACATACGCACCTTCATATTGAGTTGACTTCTCATGGTCTTCTCTTGGTGGTATTACTATATTCTTTTTTCTTAGATGATTATAGATTAATGTATCCCAACATCTTACTTGCGAATACACATCGTTATAATTTACTTTGTAATCGTATGCCATAGTTAAACACAACTCAATCAAACGCATTTTGTCTTCTAGTTTATCAACAAGTTCAACGTCTTGGATATTATATTCTACAAACTTTTGATAATCTTTTGTATAAAACTCTTTAAATGTATCGTAAGGATTTTCTAATTTCTGTTCGCCTAGTTCTACTTTACCAATGTAATCTAGTTTATAAGACTCTTGCCTTACATAGGTAAATTTTCTATACAGTTCAAAGTAATCTAATATAGAAACACCTAATATATTCCAATACTGTTTATTGTTTTGACCCATTTGAACACGATCAGCATTAACATAATTCCAAGGTGACATTTTGTTAATAGTATCATTGTCAAAAAGGTATCTCATTCTATTCATCAAATATGGCATGTCAAAAAATCTAACATTCCAACCAGTCAATATATCAGGATGATTTTTACACCAGAATTTTAGAAACTCTAATAGAAGATGTTTTTCATTTTGACATTTGATATAAGTTACATTTGATTTTTTAGCAATGAAATCACCAGTTCCCCATGTAAGAATTTGTTTGTTACTATGGTTCTTAACTGTTATACAAATAATAGTTTCTTTTGCAGTATCAGGATCGGGAAAACCGTTTTCACACTCGGTCTCTATATCAAGTGTAAATATTTTAATATAATCTTTATTCCATCTTATGTCGTCTTTATATTCGTCAGCAATATATTGATATTGATAACGATTCATTCCATAGATTTTGTATTCCGGAATAGATTTATACTCGTCATAGAAATGTTTTGCCTTTGAAATAGAATCAAATCTTTTAGGTGCCAATTGTATATTGTCTAGTGACTTATATGCCGTTTGTGTTTTGCTAGGCATAAACAAAGTTGGTCGATAATTGATTCTACTTAGATACGACTCTCCGTTGGCAACGCCTCTTATAAGAAGTTTACCTTTGTGTTCTAAAACACTTGTATAGAAAGAGCTCGCTAGATTCATATTATATTATAACACAGAAATGTAAAAAAGTCAACTAGGTAATAATTGATTTTTTAGGTGTAACAATCGCACCAGTATTTTTTTGATATGCTTCGATTATGTTTTCTGTTGGATTTGAATCACAAACAATATTTACTTTTTTGATCTTTACTATTTCATCTTTTGAATATGGCAAGTAAGAATGAAATCCTATTTGCATAGGTTGTCCTGGTTGCCCTTGCATTGGAATCAATACATAAGGTTTCTTTATGTGTTCGTATAAATCTGTTTCTTCTTCAAACGTTCCTATCACGTCCTCACCTGTTGTGAGTCTATATAATTTAATCATAATATCCTTTATTCAGTTGTTTCGTCTTTATTTATTTTCTTACCGATGTTATATTTCGCCTGTAAGTTCCATTCGCTCTTCTCTTTAAAAGCAATTATCTTTATTTGAGATAATGGTGCTTTGTTTTCTGCTTCATTAGGTTTAACGATAGAGATCAAATTCCAATCTTGTAATAAGATTGATATTGTGTTTCTTCTTTGTATATCGTTTTCAGCTAGTGTTGCTTGTTTGCCGTCTAAAGCAAATAACTCTTTGAAATGAACTATGTAATACTTTCCTTGTTTGTGTAGTATATGACAACTTTGAAATAAAGTTTTATCTTTACGACTTGCCACACCTATTCTGGAAAGTGTCTCTCTTACTTTTAGAAAATCATCGGGTTGTTTAAGGGTAACCTCTAACATACTGTCAGGCGACCATTTAAGTCCTTCACTCATTTTCTTCTCCCACCCTTATCAAGTTTTTCTTTGATAAGTTTCAATTGTTTATTATCAAGTATGTCTAAGGCCTGTTTAGCTTTGATGTTACTATAACCATAATATTCTTTTACATACTCTAAGTTTTTAGATTTAGAGGTAGATATCCACTTACCACCAAATCTTTTTCTCTTACGAATACTATTTAGTAAAAAATGAAATTGCAACCTTTTAGGAAGGCCGTGTCTTTGATTCATTTCATTTGCCATCATTATTGTATCAACGTGTTGTGATAAACAACGATTAATAATAAATGGAGCAAACTTCTTTTCCCATACTATATCATCACCATCAAGTAAGTTTATCTTAGACCAATTGATGGCATTTAAGTAATCACCTAATTTATATTCAATCATTATTAATGTTTTTCGTGTTTTTTATGTCCTTTGTGTGAACCCATATAGTAATCGCCTGGTTCATAATCCCAAACTTTACCATGATGACCTCTCACGTCAGCCCAAAACATTCTACATCTTACGATGAGTTTTCTCAAAAATGTTCTTCGTGCCATTATACTATTCCACTCCAATCTTCGTCTTCTTTTGTTTTTCTTTTGAAAGAACCTTTACCTTTCTTAGGTTTTACAACTCTTTGCTTGTATTTAGTTTGTCTCAATTCACAAGCGAATGGATTATGTTTTTTCTTGGTAGTCATTTTGAGTTTTATTTGAACTTACATTCAGCCATAATTTGGGTTAAACATGCGACCATATTGATCTCATGGTCTGCCACAAAAGCAGATTTGTATTGATAGTCAGCAATTGTTAATACAGCAGCTGGTACCGATTGTGGATGAAGTGACTTATAAAGAATATCATAGATAGCCGTAAATAAAGAAGACGGATCCTGATCTAAGTTTTGAATAACCCATTTTCTCATATCGGTAAATCGTTTTTCTTTTAACAACTTCACTAACTCTTTATTGTTAATTTCAGACAATGATACAAGTATGCCACTATCAATCTTACCTCTTACAGAATATCTTTGTAATTCATTGATCGTTCTTCTAAAGTCTGGATAGTGTCTTTGTATCAACTCGGCAAGTACCTTTTTATCATACTCGATACTTTCATCGTCAAGTATATTACCAAGTCTTTTAAGCAATGCCTGTGCTGTTTTTACTTTTTGACCATTTGTAATACGAAAATCAATAACTGTGCAACGACTATGTAACGCAGGTATGATTTTGTTTTTAAAGTTACAAGTAAAAATAAATCTACAATTCTTATGAAACGATTCCATAAAGTTTCTTAATGCAGGTTGAACTGAGTCAGGATTCATATAATCTGCCTCATCAACTATAACAACTTTATGATTTTTTGTATCGTCTAAAGATACTGTGGATGCAAAGTTTTTAATTGTCGTTCTTAATGTATCAATATGTCTACCTTCATCTGAACCATTGATTATGATATAATCACAACCTAATTCTTCACATAAGGCACGAGCAACTGTTGTCTTGCCCGTACCTGCTGTGCCTGAAAGGAGAAGATTTGGAATCTCGTTTTGATTTAAGAACTTTGAAAAAGTATTTTTTAAGTCTTCACTTAATATACAATCTTCAATACGCTTTGGTCGATATTTTTCGACCCATAAAAAGTCACTCATAATATAATATATTCCTCAATTTATTTAACCCAATTGTATATTGGATTTTTACTCATTGTATCATAAATGTTAGGATTAGTCAATAATGTGTGGCGATATTGTGTCCACTTAATACCAACTCCCCATCCTAAACGGTTTATAATTTCTTGTTTAGAAAGACTTCCTTCTTCTTTTATCCAAGAAGTCATTTCTTTTAATTTTTCACTTTTTTTAACAAGTGGTAATTTGTTATATAACTCATTTATATAATTACTCATTTGTTCTATTTCATTTTTAAAGACTAATTCAGTTTTAATATATTGTAAACTTTCTTTTGCCAATTTATTTCTTTGATCTTCATTATCTAAATAAAAATTTAATTTATCTATTAACTCATTATCATTTTTTATAAATGCACCTTCATTCCAAAGTTCTCTATAATAATCAGCATCATACATTAAATACGGAACACCATTCATCATTCCGTCTGTTGTTGCAACAGACCATCCACCATAAGTTTGTTTAGGAGAATATCCTATATAACATTCTTGTAATTTCTTATAGTAAAAATCTTTGTCTCCACTATCAGTAATAATATAATCCCTATCTGGTTTACTTGATAGAGGAACCCATACTTTAAAATCTTGTCTTTGTTTATATAACTTATCACAAACCTGTAGAAATTCTTTATAGTGTTTATAAGTATCAGGTCTATGATTAAATACAATAATTTTTTCTTTTACTTTTTTTACAGTGTTAATAATATCTTTTTTATCCACACCTAAATGTTGTACTGTTAAGATTTTATCTAATCTTTTTATTGTATCATCACTAAAAGTTTCTTTTGCTTCTTCTAAAACAAGATTCTTTTGAGATTGAGTATTTAAATAACATCTATCCATTTCTAATAGGCCTACAATGTTTTTTCTAAAACTATTCATAGGCCAGTTAGCAACTTTTTTCAAATCAAACCAATGGCAATATCCAAAGAATTTTGGAATATGTTGTGTTACATTATACAAAACATTTTTTAATTCACAGGTATGTTCTGGAAGATGTGACATTACCAAATCAAAATCAAGGTCTTTTGAACATAAAGACTTAATTGCCTTTGTATCAAAATGAACTCTCATTGTAGGAGGATGAGTCGGCAAATCTAAATACAATTGACTTACATTATCAAATTGTAAAGATGGAACTTCCTTAGGTAATATCAAATAAAACCACAAGTCGTCTCGTATAGAGTTTAAAAGAGATATTTGCTTTTTAATAACTTGTATGTAACTATCTTTTTCTAAGTCTTTACCAAATGTAATATTTGGATATACTAAAATTCTGATAGTTTTTTTGGGTTTTATTTGTTCTTCAACAAATAAACTCATCTATTTAAAATACACTATCTGCTTCTAAAGCAATCCAATATTGAACTTTTACTTGTTTGTTTATGAAATGTGCGATCTTAGCCTTAGACAATGCAACATCATATTCACCAGGAATAATTTTCATATTCTCTGCCTTGATGTAAGCAGTAAAATCAACATCTGTTTCACCAACTGTAATTGATGTTTCGTTAGAGTTATTATTTTTCTTATCTAACGCAACTAATTTGATTTTACCTTTTTCACCTATAAATGCAATATCAGGTAGACTTAGATTAGTATATAATCTTTTTACAGATTCATAATCACTATTTTTTAAAGTGAAAGAAACTGTTTGATCTGGCATGTTAATTTCTTTTTGTGGTGTAACCAAAGTTGATTTATCAGCAAATGCATATCTAGCTGATAAAGAAGTACCTTCATCATTTATTTTTAGATTAGCAGCACCGTTAAATTTAAGAACTGGTTTTTTGAATGAGTCGATTGCTCTTAGAAATTCTGGCAAATCATATACACCAAATTCTTGTTCGAACTCTTCCTCAACATCTGCCTTTGCCATGATGTTTTTCATAGTTGACATTGTTGAAATACTTTTACCTGGTTTGAAAAGTATATTGTTATTAATATCTGAAAAGTTTTTTAAGATACTAACTGTGTTATCACTTATTTTCATTATTTATTTTCTCCTTCATTATTTAATAATAGTACAATGTAATGAATTGCCTTAAGCAAGTCTTTACGATTTTTACCATTTTTTTTGCCATAACGACTAAGATATTTTATAGCGTTACCTAAACAAAAATCACTTTTAATTCCAATAGACTTTAATAAATCTAATGTCTGAATACCCTCTTTACCAGAGGAGTAATGTTGACCGTATGTTGATTTAATATAGTCTTGGACTTCTTTTAAAATTTTATCTTCACTGAATTTCATAATATTATTATATCACATTTTTTTAATTTGTCAATGGGTGACAAATCGCCACCCACATAATTATTCACCTTTATAGGCGTCTAATGTTTTTTGAAATTTACCAGCATGAGATTTTTCTGCTTTTGCAAGTGTCTCAAACCAGTCTGCAATTTCATCAAAACCTTCTTCTCTAGCAGTTCTAGCCATACCTGGATACATATCAGTGTATTCGTGTATTTCACCTTTGATTGCTGATTGAAGATTTTGCTCTGTGTTACCCATCGGTTCTCCTGTTGCAGGATCGCCAACTTCTTCAAGGTATTCTAAATGACCATGAGCATGGCCAGTTTCACCTTCAGCAGTTGATCTGAATACAGAAGCAACCTCATTCGCACCTTCAATATCTGCCTTTTGTGCAAAGTAAAGGTATCTTCTATTTGCCTCACTTTCGCCTTGAAAAGCAGCTCTTAAATTTTGTGCTGTTTTTGTATCTTTTAAATCACTCATAATATATTTCTCCTATTATGTAAATTGTTTGTTATTATACACTAAAATTTTAATTTTGTCAATAACTCAACATCATCTTTGTATATTGAAAGAATCCTATCTTTATGTTTGTTTAATAACTCTAATACTTTAGGATCCTTAAATGTTTTATTCATTTTTTTCAAAGGATTAAAGTTATATTTTTCTCTAATAGATTCAAAGTCTTCATTTATATTTTCTACTCTTAAAATTTTATCGTATTTGATATTTTTTAAATCCATCAACCAAGTTTGTGACTTAGTGTGTTCTTCTCTTTTTTCGTTACTTTCATTATCTAATATAATTAAAACTTGTAGTAGTTTGTTTTCATCTGTTTCATCGGAATTTATAACATGAAGCCATCTATTTAATTTTCTATATCTAGGATAATATTTTGAATTAAGAATCTTGTCAATAAAAAAGGAAGAAAATCTTGCAAAAGGATCTCTAACAACTGTAAACTTATAATATTCTTCTAAGTTAATATTTAAACTTTCAATTGATTTGTTTAATTCTGGTGATATGTATATCTTATGTGGAGCAAATGTCTGTTCAAAATTTACATGAAGATCAGCAGTAATCTCATAAACTAATTCTAAATTATCAGTATCATATTTTATCTCTTTTGATTCAGGAAAATTTTTAAATAAATTGTCTCTTATTGAAAGTTTTATACTACTACAACAATTTTTAGGAATTACATTGTAAATCCATTTTTCTTTTGAGTTAATAACATATGATCGTCCTTGTGTCATAATATATTATTTAGAGCGGCCAAATGGCCGCCCTATCTAGGTTTTTATTTAATGTTAATGGTTTTTAGTTTTTTAGCATCTGGAATAATTTTCTCCATTGATACTTTTAACAGGCCGTCTTTTAACTCGGCACCTTTAACTTCAACATCATCAGCAATAGTGAACGATCTTTTAAAGTATCTTTTTGAAATACCTTTATGAATCATTGCCTGATCTTTTGGTTTATCAACACCTACTGAATCGTCAACAACAGATTTAACTTTTGATTCGATAGTTAATATATTGTTCTCACTAGTGATTTCAATATCTTTTTTATTGAAACCTGCAAGAGCGATCTCAATATCGAATTGATGAGTACCTGTCTTAACTAGATTGTATGGTGGATAATTAACTGTAGGGTGATCAAACATAGATTCGAAATGATCGAACATGTCGTCAAATCCTACTGATAATGGTCTTAATTGATTGAAAATAGATAGTGCTTTTGTATTGGTCATATAACCTCCTTTTGTTAAGCAAAGTTTATTTTCTGAACCCTATAAGGCGTTCATATATTATATAATAACTATTTATATAATTTCAAGCGCCAGTTTCGTTTTTTCACGGAGTTAAACTGGCAAACATCACCGATTTCAAAGGTGCCTAAACACCTTTTCCTACACCTCTACAAGGACTTATGAACCGCCTTGTAGTAATAATATATATACAAAACACAAACGGCGTAGAAATTCTTTAAATTTTTCTTACTTTGACACCCTTAACCATACGATATCCTAGCATTTCATCGTTTTGGTGTTGTTTTTTTCTTAAAACTTTAGCACGTTCTTTTGCTTTTACACGTTTTTTTTCAGATGGTTTTTGAAAATACTGTTTATCTCTTAGTGTATTTACTATACCTTCCTTTTGAACTTTACGTTTTAGAACTCTTAGAGCCTTCTCTAAGTTTCCGCCTCTTACTTCAACATTTATACTCAACTTATTCTCCTATTATTTGTTTGTTTTTAATGAGTTAGGATGAAACACTGGTTTGTTGTCTCCACCTAAATCAAAATCGTGGTATGTATTTGGTTTATGATTATCATAATCTGGCATATCTGTTTTGCCACCAATACCTTTTTTAATTTCTTCATTTGTAAAAGCAGGTTTACCACTTCTATCTAAGCAACCCATATTATAAGCAGCACCAGGAGTAAGTTTCTGTATCTTACCACCTTTTTCTAAAAACTTTTTCATTTTTTCGTCACGCTCTTCCTGTGTCATTTTAGGTTTAGCGTTTAATTCATAGTCGTACTTTCCCATTTAAAACTCCTCAGCAATTCCTAATATTTCAGCGAAAGCAAATACAATTGCAACGCCCATTAATAGTTTATCTTCGGTTAAAAATAACCCATAACATCCACCAAGTCTTAACATACTCTTGGTCATTGATATGTAAAAATGTTTATCTCTATTGTCCTTCATATTTATTCCTTTGTTATAGTGTAATTAAAACCTGTGGAGCGTTGAACTCCACAGGTGGACTTACACTATGAATGATAGATTTTTGGTTACTGATTAGACAGTTATGTCTTCTTCACCATCCTCACTATCGTTGGTATCTTGTAATATAGCAGCGTCTTCAGCCTTCTTTTGATCATCCATGATCTGTTCAGCAGTAACGCCACTATCAACTTTTGAATATAAATCAACAAATGATTTTTTAGTATCATCGTTAAATCTATTTGTACATACTGAAATAGCCTTCATCTTATTTCTAAAGATACCATATGCCTCAGCAATATGCACTAATCGTCTAGTTGATATAATTTCATCAACACCACCATCGGTATATGTTTTTCTAATAACATCTGCCCAAGTAACTAAGTTATGAGCAAACTTGTCATCAGATTTACCAAATGATTTTAGTTTGTTTGATACAATTTTTTCTTCTATTTTAGCAGAAGGATATTGTTGTTCAAATGTAACTGGAAACCTTTCAAGGAATGCCTCGTTAAGAACATTAGTACCGATGAATTTACCATCATCACTACCTTGACCTTTAGTGTTAGCAGTTGCAATCACATTGAAACCAAGTTTAGGTTTGATAAACTTGTTAATCTTTTTAACATAGACACCAGAACCTTCTAAGATTGGTTGTAAACACATAATCTTATTTGAAGCAAGGTCGATCTCATCAAGTAAAAGAACAGCACCTCTTTCCATTGCCTCAATAACAGGACCGTTTTGCCAAACAGTTGCACCGTCTCTTAGTCTGTATCCGCCAAGTAAATCATCCTCATCAGTTTCAATAGTAATATTGACTCTGATCATTTCACGTTTTGCCTCAGCACATGCCTGAGTTACAGCAAGTGTTTTACCATTACCAGATAATCCTGTAATGAATACTGGATAAAACTTTTTAGATTTGATAATGTTTTTTACATCACCAAAGTTACCAAAGGTAACAAAGTCATTATCTTTTTGAGGAACTACATTGTCTGTTAGGGAGCTAACAATGTAAGCAGCCTTAGTATCAGGTTTAGATTCAACCTTTTTACTCTTTACATGATGTTCCATAGAACCTTGACATGTTGGTTCAGCATATTCTTCAATACTACCATCAACAGGTAACTTATATAACTGTTTACCAACTTTGAATTCAGGTTTTTTAACTAACCATTGTGGTGCATACTTGCAACCAAAATGAGCATTAGCATCTTTTAATTCTGAAATTGTCAATTCTACTTTTTTGTATTTCTTAAAAGCATAATTAACAAATTCTTTTTGTTTTTTATTTAAGTCAACTTTTTTCATAGTGTTTTTTCCTTTTTTTTTATTTGTTTATAGTACTATCCTATCATAAAATCGTATGAAAGTCAAGCACTTATTTTATATTGATTTACTTAATAAATAGTGTGACATATTTGCAACACTCATGTTTTTTAAGCGATTCTCTTTATAAAATTCTGTAATAAGATTCGACTCGTCAATCTTTTTTTCATACCAGACATAAACATTTTTTTCAATGTTCTCTTATCAGTTGTCTCAACATTAGACATATCAGTATTTACAACTTTAGTATCTGCCTTAACATAAAAATAAACATCATAAGCAGTTGTATAGTCTGGCACAAATTTATCTTTAGTAAACATCCTTTTAAATGTTTCTGTTTGTTTATAGTTAAGACTTATTGGCAGGTTCCATTGTAACTCTCTAAACTTATCTGCCAAAAAGAAACCAACAGTTTGTAAATCATATTTTTTCTTTAAGTAACCAATCAAAGTATTTGTTAAACATTCTTTGTCTCTACTATAATCAGATACAGGAACATATTTGTTATGCAATTTAAGATAAGTTTTACCATACATACCATCACCATTGCCTCTAAGTGAATTAGAAGCACCGTCTGTTAATGTAACAAGAGCAAGTTTTTCTACTTTATAATCATTCTTAAACTTTTTAATGATTGTATCCATAGCAATCAACGACTCGTTTAAAGGAGTTGATGATAGGTAATATTCATGTGGAATACTTGGAACTCTCTCATGGTTATAATATGATCTGTATCCAGAAAAATACTTAGCAGATCGGTGTAACAATTCACATACTCTAGTAAAATCAACTTTACTTTGATTGTGTGAGAATAACTGTACTAATCTTGTAGTTTGATCTGCCTGTAAAGTTGTATTAGTAATTTTAAAAGGATTACTATTATCTGTTTTATCAGGATTCATAAATGAATATACTGAAAAAGGTATGTTGATCTTTTTACAAAACATAACTAAGTTTAGCAATTGTTCAACAGTTGGCAATAAGTTTTTTGCCATAGAACCAGACCAATCAAGTAATAAAATCATACCATGATTTTTTTGATTAGGAACAGTAGTAATTTTTTTGAAAATATCTTCAGCAAATTTATAAGTATGTAATTTTAAAGGATCAACAATACCTGTTTTATCTTGTGAAGCACGAGCATATAACTTAGCATTTTTTTTCATTTCAAATTCTTTAACTAGATAATTTACAACTGAACTAGATTCTTTCATAAATTTTTTAGTTTCTTCCTTTGCATTAGTTAATAATGCCTTGTCATAAGAATCTAACTTAGAGTCATGTATGTAATGATCTCTAATATACTTAGAATAAGGAATGATAATATTTTTAAGATTAACGGATGGAAGAGTTGAATATACTCTATCCTCTTGTTTATCATCAGACATATCCTTTCTAGCATTATCGTATGCCTCATTAGTCAATGATCTAATTTCTAAATCACCGCCAGCACCATTTGAAAATGATTGATCTTTTTCTTTTTTAACTTCTTCATCACTTTCACCTTCTTGTTTTTCTACCCACTGATCTAATTTTTGATCAGCAGACATAGAGTCTTGTTCGGTTTCAGTTTCTTCATCTTTAGATTTTTCTTTTGATATTTCAAACGACTTAGTTAATTCAGGTTGTTTTTTCAATTCTTCTTTACAGTGACCTAAGATTTCTTCAGCAAGTTTTAAAACTTCATCAAATGATTTACAGTTATCAACTGCCTCAACGAATTTGTTTTCTTTAGATGTAAATTTAATATCTAAATTTTTAGAAGATTTAAACCATAGATTGATTTTATCAATTAATGTATAATCTTTGTTAATATCTTTGTCTTTAGTACCGAAGAAGTTATCAGCATATAACTTTTTAAAACCTTCAATATAATCAACAGTTAAACCTGGATATTTACTTTGAATAAGTTTATCAATTCTAGCATCTTCAATAACATTAACAAATGATCTAAATTCTTTTGATCTATCAGACATAGATTTCCATGATTCAGATGGTGTATGTAAAGCATGAGATACCTCATGGCCGATCAACATATCATAAACATGTTTTGATTTGTGTTCTTCTTTAAATATTGGGATAGTTAATATTCTATTCGCAACATCAAATGAAGCAGTTTGTGTAGCATTTTCTTGTACTTCAATATTTTCAGTAGCAAGTAGTTTAGCAAGTGTACTTTTATTTTCAATAGTGTTTTTCATATTCATAGTATTTGTTTTCATATTCAGTAAGTATATAGGAAAACAATCAAAAAGTCAATAGACCTATAGCTTTTTTTTGCTTTTATTTTTGTTGATTTTACTAGGTTTTTTAAGGGTGTGCCAATTTGCACAGGAGAACAAAAAGAGAACACTTGATTTTTTACTTGGTTCCGATGAATATTGGTTCGAATTTTCTACCTGAAATGTCAGGTCTTTCGAATCGCCCTATGTATTTCTGTGATTGTTTTTTCTCTGTTTCTACACCTTCTAGTGTAGATTGTGTTGAAGCACCTTGTTGTGTTGATAGAGATAACCACCATATTTCCATATCTTCAAATCCCTCATCAACCATTAGATCGTGTGTATCTTCTTCAAATGTTTTGTATTGCTTTGTGTTTGCAACGTTTAAAGCAAGTTTTTTGCCTTTCTTTAATCCTGTGTATGCATTTTTAATAGTCTGTCTTAAAAATCCTTCTTTCCACAAATCACTATTACTGAATTTAATACTTGATTGTTCTGGTTCATCACCATATGCTTCCCAACCAAAGTATGGTGGACTAGTAAATACAAAGTCTAATGAATTTTGCATTGGTACATATGTTTCACTACCTTGTCTTAATAGTTTATATGATTTATGAGGATGACCATATGCGTCTCGTATTTGTTCTAAACCCTTATAAGTAGGAATGCATGGATCAGTTCCTATATAATTTACACCAGCTGCGATTGCACCTAATAAACGACCACCATAACCCATACTTGGATCCCATACTGTTCCTGCTTCAGTGCCTTCTAATGGCGAATCTTTATCAACAAATATATCATATAAAGTTGCAGCCGCTGTTGGTCTAAAATTAGAAACCATTTGAGTACCACTATATCTTCTTAACATTGATCTCATGTCTGAGTCTGTTATTTCGTGTGGTTTCTTTTGTTTAAAGAATGTTCCTGTAAGTATTTTGTTTATGCCTTTTTTAAGATGTTCTTCGTCATTCCATACTTCCATAGGTGTTTTCATTTTACCACACTGAATACCCCAGGAGTGTGTCATATAAGACCATGCAAGATTTAAACCATGTGTTGATTGACCTATAACTCTATGTTGTCTATCCAATATAGTGTCTCTTTTAAATGCCAATAATTGATTATACTTATCGTCTCTCCACTTCTTATCTGTTGGATAATAAGGAAAACCTTTATCTTTTATTGTATCGTGTGTTTGCTGTAAAATATCACTCATAATATAATAATATCATAAACTAACTATTTTGTCAATAGTCTGTCTATTTACCCACATTCCAAAACAATGATCCTTTCTTAGCATATTTTTTCATTACTGGCCATGCTTTTGCGTCATATGTTGGTACTGACGGAAAGGGTGGTTGATCTTCTTCTTTTACTTCTTGCGTAAACTTATAATCTGACATATAAAGATTAGCACGACCTATTTCTTTTTGTTTCATTTTGTGACCAACTGAAACCACATTTACTTCTTTGTCTGGAAATGCCATTTGCAATCCTCTTGTTAGTGTTCCACTTGATCCTACTGACCATACTTCACTAACTTCTATATTATAATCTTTTTCTATTGTTGACGCAATATCTCTTATGTCTTCAAATACCCTTTGATCTTCTAATCCTAATGGTAATATTCTTCTCTTTATAGGGTCTTCGTAAAAATAATCTCTTGCTCTTTTTTTAGTAACTGACAACATACCATTTGGCACCCAACGAATGTCAGCACCATATTCTAGTGCCTGTTTCTGATACGGATGCAAGTTATCTAATGATCTTTTTGCCATAAAGAATATTGCCTTTTTGCCATAATGTTTTGCTTGTAAAGTTAATGATAACTGAGCATAACCATTTGCTGGGCAACCACCATAAACAAATTCTTCGGCGCCTTTAGCAACTTCTTCTCTAATAAGTCTATCAACAAAACGTCTTTTAGAACCACCTTCTAATAGATCGTCTCTTACTACATGAAAACCATCATGTTCTTCAATAACTAATTTAGGAAATTTATACGGTTCCACTTGCCATTGCCTTTCTAACTTTTTCTAATCTTTTTATTTCTTTGTTTCTTCTTGCTATTGCTCTGTCTAATTTAAACTTAGTAACTTTTTCTGTAAAAACTGATCCATGCATATGATCTAATTCATGTTGATAACATCTACTAACTAAACCATCAAATGTTTCTTCAACTGTTTCTAGTTTTTCATTTAGATATTTTACTTTTATTAATCTAGGTCTTTCTATATCTAAGAATAGAAATGGAAAAGTTAAGCATCCTTCTTTGTATCTAACTGTTTCTTTACTAAACTCAACAACTTCAGGATTAATACAAGTCCACTTTTTACCTTTTGATATATCTGCATGACCACCCATAACAAACATACGATATGGTTTACCAACTTGATTTGCTGATAGGCCTATGCCACCATAGTTCTTCATAGTCTGAAAAAGATTATCAACAAATTCTTTTAGTTCTATTTTTTCTTCTTTTTTAAATGTCTCTATATCAAAGAGTGCAACACTTGAAAGCACTCTTGGATCAGTTGGTGGTATCAATTCATATTTCATAATTACTCCATGGTTGAGAAGTTATTGACCTTGCTAAACTTCATTATATTTGTAAATTTATCAAATAGTATATCTCCTTTGTGTGATATAATAAATGCATTTTGATTTGTTAGTTCTTTTAGTATTCTAAAAAAATCATCTGTTCCTTGACCATCTAAACTAGAATCAAATATCTCATCTAATATTAATAGATTGGTATTTGTACTGTTTTTCATTCTGGCAATCTCACGCCAAGTAAATAAAAGTGCCAAGTCTATTCTTAGTTTTTCACCTTCACTAAAACTATTATATGCAAAGGCGTCTCTAAATCTACTTTTGATTGTCTCTTTAAATTCTTCATCTAAGTGAAAGTTAACAAAGAAGTCCATTGCTCTTAGATACTTATTGATAAGACCATTCATTATAGGTATATACTTTTTAATAATGTTTGCCTTAACTCCTGTATCATTTAATATTTCTCTGGCAATATCAATGTATTTTTTCTTCTCTACGATTTCATCTTTTTCAATATTTACTTGTTCTAAATCTATTCTAAGTTGTTCTATTTGTTCAGCAACATTGCTTGTTGAATCTGTTTCACCATTTAGTTTTGCAATTTCCACATCTAATCTATTTGAGTGTCTATTGATTTCTGAAATAGACGTATTGATTTTAGCAACAGATAGATTTAACTTATTAAGTCTTTTTTCTATTTCTTTGTATTCAGTTATTCTCTCATCTGTTTTATTGATCTCTTTTTCTAAATCTTGTAGGCCTGTTTCTAAGTCTGATATTTTCTGTGCCTCTTCATTTATCTTTTTTAATTTAAAATTTTTATCTATTGGTTGTGTACATGTGTTGCATGTATCATTGTTTTGAAAAAAGTCTAAAGTTCTTTTGTGATTTGATAAATTTGTTTCAATCTTTGCTTCTAGTTTTGCCAGTTCATTTGATTTTTGAGTATGTTTCTCACCACCCCATATTTCAGATTTTGTTGATATAATTTTTTCATTGAGTAACTGTAATTTCTGGTTATACTCATAGTTACTAACTTCATTTTCTTTTAACTGTTTCTTTTTATCTTCTATAACTGTATTGTCTTTTGATTGTATTTCTTCAAAGTGTTTTTTCTGTAGGTTATATTTTTCATTTAACAAATCAAATCTATGTTTAACTTCAACAACACTCTTGCCTAGTTCATTTTGTTTCTGTCTTATTAAATAATCCATATGAGTAAAGACTCTTATGTCTAATATTTCTTCAACAACTTCACGTCTATACTGATCTCTCATTTTCATAAATGGTTCATAAGAAGAAGAACCAAGTATTACTGTTTGGCAAAAAGCACGATAGTTACATTTTAATATATTTTCTTCTAAAGACTTTTGATAATCTACAGCAGAAGCATCTTGGTCTACTAAATCACCATTACAATAAATCTCAAACTTGTTTGGTTTGATACATCTAATAACTTTATATTGTCTTCTATTAACAATAAACTCTATTTCTATTTCACAATCACCACCATTAATACTATTAACAAGTTGATCTTTTTTAATATTTCTGTATGGCCTATTAAATAAAACATAACATAAGGCGTCTAACAAAGTTGACTTACCAGAACCGTTGGCACCTATAATCAAAGTTGATTTTGATTTCTCTAAATCTACTTCAATAAAATTATTACCTGTTGATAGGAAGTTTTTCCATCTTATCTTTTGAAATTGTATCATCTATCGTTTGCCTCTACATAAAAAGATTTTAAATATTCTTTTAGTTTTTGTTTATCAACATCTGTTTCAAGTTGATCTACATAGTTATTTAAAAAAGTAATGGTGTCTTCGCCCATATCCAGTGCCTCATCTTTAACACTTGCTTTAATATCGGAAAAGTCTTCTAGTATTGTTAAATCATGTATTTGTATTTCTTTATATAATCTATTAACAAGTCTATCAAATTGTTCCTCATCTGTCTTATTAAGTATAATAAGTTTAACAAAGTGTTTGTGATATGGTTTTAAATCAAAATTATCATAGTTATTTTTTTTATCATCATAGATTATTTTGTTATGAATAGTTAATGGATTGCTTACTCTTGTTATTTCTCTTGTTTCTGTATCAAATATATTAAATGCCTTTTGATCTTTATAATCTGACCATGTCATTTCATATTGAGCACCATTGTAATATATTTGTCCATCATCTGTATGTTTATGAAAGTGTCCAGAGATAACTTTATCAAATCTTTTAAAATCTGATTTGTTTAAACCATGATCATTAATCACGCCATTTTGCATTTCAACACCTTTGATTTCTAAATGTCCCATTACAATTTCTGCCTTAGCAGTTTCTATCATCTTCATAGACTCTTCTCTTGTATCATCACATATCCAAGGCATAAACAATATACTAGTGCCATCAAAATCTACAACTGATGGTCTTGTGTATATCCAAGGTTCGTGTTTTTTATCAAATGAAGTATAAAGATTTTCAATTGCATTTACTTCGTTAGTGTTCTTATAATAAGTATCATGGTTACCTATTATAACATGCGTATCAATTTGTTCTTCATATAGTCTATCCCAAAACTGTTTTCTAAAAACAGAAGCAGTATTAAAGTTGATAAACTTTCTTCTATCAACTACGTCACCTAAATGAACAAGTGTTTTAATCTTATGTTCTTGTAGGTATGGGAAAAAGATTTCATTGTAAAATCTTAATTGATATTCTCTAAACGCTTCACTATCGTTTCTGACACCAAAATGCGTGTCATTTAGCATTGCAATTTTCATAATTAAATTTCTTCTAAATTAATATCGGCAGTTTTTCTTTTTCTCTTTCTGATTTTGATTTCTTTTGGTTTAGGTTGTTCTTCAGTAGGTCTATTCTTTCTTAGAAACTCTAAAAACTGATTTTTGTATTCAGAATTAGTATCACCTGGTAGAGTATCATATTCATCAATACCTGCTTGTTCAATCATTTTGTATTTGATATTTGCCTGTTTTTTCTCTTTCTGTATTCTTCTAATAAAAGCGTAATAGATTATTTGTGTAAAATAAGCAAATGGGTTATTTGATTTCTTTGGATTGAAATTACTAAGATATTGTAAACAGTTCTCTATACCATCGGATATCATATCGTCTCTAAAAGTATAGTTAATGAAATTAGGTCTATACGATAAATGATTAGCAATTTTTAAAAAACATTCACCAATATAATTAGTTACAGGTGGATGTTTTCTTTTTGACTTATCTGCCTTATCGCATTTATCTTTATATTCGATCATTGCCTGTAGAAATAATTTATTATCTACATAATGTTCTGGTTTTTTTTTCGTTCTAGTCATATTATATATTATATACTATTTTGTGTATTTGTCAATAAGCTAACTCTTTTTCAAACTCTTTCTCTGTTATCATTTCCATTTCAACAGCATCAGCGCCATCTTCATAGAGTATATCAACATCACAGATTATCTGGTCATAAGAGAGATATCCATAGTACATTTCTTCTTCCTTATTATTTCTTGTTACTGTTAATTTATAAAATTCTTCCATAGGTACTTGACATATATGGGATTTGGTGTTATAATACTGGTGTCCAGTTTTGCCAGAGAATGCTTTAAAGCTAGTGTATCTTCTTGCTTGGCATTAGATCATCAGAATTATCATGTAATTTATCTATTGTCTTTTGTAGTTCTTCTTTAGCATCCAGGCTTTTATATTCTTCCTCAGATAGATTCCTTTCAACATAATCAGGTAATGGTTGCTTTTTAGAATTAACAGTATCTATTAGTTTTTTATACCTTACAGAAAACGGCGCCGTGGCATTTGCAATAGTAACAATTTTATCTTTTGGAATAGATATAATTTTGTCATCAGTAAAACCAACCCATTTAACTAACGCAATATAATCAGACACTCCTACTTCCGTCATATGAGGAATGTATTTAATTAACATTGGTTCTAACAATCTAACTAGATTAGATTTTGATGTAAGTTGTTTCTCTGGAATAACACAGCACAGTTCTTCACCTGTAACTAGTCTTAATATTTTAACTTGAAGAGGCTTTGTTTTTTGAATTTCTTTTGCCATATAACTATTTATCTAAACCTATATTGTGAATTTCATAGGTAAAGTCTTCCCTACTGTAAATATTTATCCGCTCTCTAAAATGGTTCAGCGTAAAGTTCTCTTTGTCTTTAAACTTTAGATCATCAGCAATATCGTAAAGTGTGGCACTATCTTTGTTATCACCTTTTCTTAAACCTCTACCGATACTTTGTAATATTCTTATAGGGCTTTTACTAGGGCTACTAAAAACAATGTTGTGTAAATTACGAATATTGATACCAGTGCTGAAGGTCCCGAAAGAAGCGACAATAATTGCGTTATCCGACTTTTCTGTGATTGCTCTAATTTTTTCTCTATCATCTGTTTCTGTTCCACCATAAACGAAAAATATTTTTCGATTTGGATCTGCTTTTTCTTTTATTAAATTATATAAAATCTCGCCATGTTTTTCAACTAACTGAAACAAACATAAAGTATTCCCATTTAGTCCCAAGGTTAAATTTCGTATGTATTTATTACGAGAGGAACTTTGAGCAATAAATTCTAATTCTTCATGGTATTTTACACCGTGAACTTTTTTGCAATCTTCTTCTTTATGTTTTAGAATTAGTGCGACAATTTTAAGATTTGATAATTGTTTTCTATCTATCAATTCTTTTGTTGATACAACTTTGTTTACATGACCAAACAATCCTTGCAATACAAGTTTGTGAGTTTTACTATCATCTAAAGTTCCTGTCATACCTATTCTGTATTTACAATCAGTTAATTTAGTCATTATCTTTGTTAATGAAACTGCCTTGAACAAGTGTGCTTCATCACCTATTACAGCACCAAATCCATTAAAGAAACTTTTAGGTAATTTGTATAGAGATTGCCAAGTTGATATGACAACTCTCTTATCATCTTCAATATCATAACCGTGATATTTTCTACTAATATTATTTTCTACATCATAACCATAATCTTTAAAGTCTTTGTATAGTTGTTCAACAAGTGATGTAGTTGGAACTATGATTAAGACTTTGTTGTTTATCGAATTCAAATAATGTCTTGTAAGCATATATGCAATTAAAGACTTACCCGATGCCGTAGGAGAGAGTATAAGACCTCTTTCTTTCTCTAATGCAAATTTAAACGCTTCTAGTTGATAATCTCTTGGTTTAATAGATATGCCATACTCCTCAATTAACTCTTGTATGGCGACGGCTGAGACAGGCCTATGCGTAAGAATCTCGTTAAGTTCAGTTACCTTTATATTTTTTTCTGAGCACCAGTGTTTAAGATATGGAAACAACCCAACATAGAGACGTCCTGTGGCATATGAATATAATCTAATCTTGCCATCCCAAACTCTATTTCTAAACTGTGGAGAGAATTTTGCACCTGGAACATCAAACGAAAAATACTGTGAAAGTTCTCTACGAATATCAGCATCAGCATCTACTCTCAAATACACATCATCTATTTTATCAACTAATATTTCTGCCATTAGATAACACCAGATGTAAACTTTTTCCAATCGATTGCGTTTTTTATTTGAAATGTTCTATTTGTAATAATACGAATTGTCTTATCTAAGTAATCAACCACACTTTGAATATAAGTTACTTTTGCTTCTAACTTATTTAATTCTTCGTCTGCCTTTATATACTTGTCAACGTCTTGTTTTAATATTTTTAGATTAAAAGGTTTTAATTGATACACAGACGGATCAGATTTGCCTGTATAATATTCCCACTTATCTCTTGTCTCTCTTGCCAACTCTTGTTCGGCCTTTTTTAATAGATTAATGTATTGATTGTGAAATTTTGAATATTTGTTATGAAGTGCTGGTGTTTTAAGCGACTCAATGTCTAATTCAATATCGTTTATTTTTAAATCTTTTTCAGCCATTAGCTGAAGCTCGTCAAATGTCATAATATACTCCTATAATATAAAATATTTATAATGTTTCTAATTCGTATATGCCGTATTGAAATGTAGCATCACACGACAAATAGTCCACATCAGTTGCCTGGGTTGTGTAGTTTAATCCACTCAAAGATGTAGGAAATAAATCTGTAAATTTTGCCCTTACAGTAGGATTGTTTTTACTAGTAGTAAAAGTTAATTCAGCATCAGAATACAAAAATGCTATATCTTGTATAGGTTTTGAAACTTTACCAACCTCAGTACTATATCCAGCATCAGCACTAGTAGGAAATAAATCAGCATTACTTTTTGCATAATTTCTGAACTGTGCGTGTTCTTTAGGAAAACCTTTACCAGTTATCCAGTCTTGTAGTTGTCTATAATTTTCATATTTTTCATCAACCATAAAAGTCAAATTTAGATCAGCAAAAACAACCTTATCACCAGGAATAGGAATATCCTTTAAAGATGTTGATTGTTCAGGTGGTGTTATTGATATACCTGGCAAGTTTACCGATGTACAAAAAAAGTTAAGCAATGGCATTTTAACAATTGAAAACTTAAATTGTATAGGACTTGCAAAGTCGTAAGTCGATGGCTGTCTAGCAAATGCGTTTAGTTTTGTCATACTACTATTTATCTGTTTCTTTATCTACTTCTTGCCACTCTTTTTCAACAGATTTCTTTTCAAGTTCTTTTTCAGATTCAGTTAATATGATTTCTTTTTGTTGTACTTTTTCTATTTTTTCTTCTAATTCTTCTAATATATTAGGTTCTGGATTTAAGTATTTCAATCCATGTGCAACTAACGTAAGAAAGGCACCTACTACGAGTATGCCTAGAAGTTCTTTAAATGGTGTTTTCATACTTTTATTTATAAGACCAAAAAAAAGGGCGACTTTTTACGGCCGCCCTCTTTTAAATGTTGTAATAACAACTTTATGTATGATTACATAATGTTTGCAACTTGAACACGTCTGTAATATCTATTTGCGTTAGCAGCACCTAGACCATCAGCAGTAATGTTTGAACTTGCAGAAGCACCAGCAAATGGGTTAGCAACAAGACCGTATCTTGTCTTAAAACCGATTTTAGGTTGGAACGTGTCCTGACCTACGGCTCTTACCATTTGTAGAGGTACATATGGGCAATAGAAGATACCAGCATCGTATGGTGAAGTACCTTTGTAACCCACAACGTAGAATTGTTTACCAGATTGGTTTGCACTGTATGGATCAATGTAAACTTTATATTTACCATTTAATACACCAGCGAAAGTGTTTCCAGTATCATCAACGTTTAAGTTGTTGTTAAGAGCAGGAGTGTAATCTAAAACACCAGCCATTTGAAGTGCAGAAGCAACATCAGATGAGCAAATGATTATATTACCTTTTCCTCTTCTTGTTCTTTGAGCGATTGCGTTAGCGTCTCTTTCTAATTGGAACATAAGACCTTTGAATCTCTCAACTGACCATCTACCGTTTGAGTCAGTATCTAAATCGAAGATACCTTCATTAGTAGTGTTAACAGCGTTACCAGCGTTATCAGAAGCACCTTTTTCAGCAGTAATGTAAACTGATCTTACTACTTCTCTGTTGATTTCAGCTAAGATTTCAGCAGATAAGATGTTTGATAATTCTGTTTCAGCATCTAAACCATGGATTGCTTTTAAGTCTTGAGCAAGTTCCATTGTGTATTCTGCTTTTAACGCTCTGCTTTTAGCAGTTACAGTTGATTTCTCAATTGAGAAAGCCATTTCAGCAAAAGAGTTACCAGCGGCATCTCCTAAAGCTTCAGCAGCAGCTGTAGTCATACCAGTACCTTTTGTGTAAGTTCCTGGTGCTGAGTCGTTAAGAACAGACGGGTTAGATCCGTCGTGGTCTGTTGATGAGAATCCATCTACTGATGAACCGGCTTTGTTTCTGCCAGAAAAATCAGAATCAGCTTCGTCAAAAAGAGCTTCACCGCCAGATTGACTGTTGTATCTGCTTCTCATAGCAAATATCAAACCAGTTGGTCCTGACATAGGTTGAACACCTGCGATATCGTAAGCGATAAGGTTAGGCATTGCTCTTCTTACTAAACTAATTAAGATAGGATTCCAATTTTGAATAGAAGAACCAGTAGCGTTAGTAGGTGCAGCCTCTGATAAGAAAGCAGCGTCTTCTCTTAACGACTTCTCTTGGTTTTCTAAGATAACTGAAGTTACGGCTCTTTTGTAACTGTCCTTCACTTCTGGAAGATCAGGATGGTCCAAAACGGGCTGCCACTTCTGTTGTATTGATTCAGATAAAAACATTTTTCTATCTCTCCTTTTTAGTTAATTAACTAAACCCTTACTTTTTGTAAGGATTCTTTCCTTGTTTACTAATAGCAGCAGTGTAGGCAGCCATTGATTCAGATAAATCAACAGTCTGATTGTTTTCTGCTACGACATTAGATTCAGTATCTTTCACTTTTGCTTTAGGGTAGTATGAGTTTTTTAATGTCTCAACACTTTTTCTAAAACTACCAGCGTCTTTATACTCAATACTTTCTGCTAAACCTTTAAGTTTTTCAGATTCAGTTTCTGCTAAATCAGAAGCAACATCACTAATGATGTCTTCTCTAGCAAATTCATTTATTTTCTGATTTAACTCAACGTTCTTTTCAATTGATTCATTAAGTTTATCTTTTAATGAATTAATTTCAGCAGATTGATTCTCTAATACATCATACTTCTCTTGCGGTACGTTGATGTAATGAGTTTCAAATAGGTTTTTAAGTCCACCGATAAATTCCTCAGTAATTTCATTTCTAAGTCCTTTTTCGATAGCCAGTTCGTTGTCTTTCATCCAAGATTCAACAACGTAATTTAGATAAGCATCTACTTTGTCAACGATTTCTTCTTTGACTTCGTCTTTTTTCTTTTCGACTTTTTTATCATAGTCTGCTTCTAATTTTTCGATTTCATCTACAAGTTTTGCTTTAACAGCAGATTCGAAAATAGTTGCAGCTTTTTGTTTGAACTCTTCCGAAAGGCCTTCACCATCAGTTAGAGCAGCTACATCTTCTTTCATATCCATGTCTTTTACTTTGTCCTGTGCAGTTTCTTTTTTAACTTCTTTTTCATCTGCTTCGTCCATTTCTTTTTCCATAGACTCTACTTGTTTTTTAACTTCAGATTCAGAGCAACCGTATTTCTCAGCAGCTTCTTTATATGAACAACTTGAGTCTTTCATATATTCTTTAGCAGCCTGAATTACTTTTTTCTCATCTTCTTCTTTGATTTCATCTTTTTTCTTTTCGTCTTCTTCTTTTTTTTCTTTATCTTCTTCAGATTCTGAAACTTCTTTTTTCTTTTCGTCTTCTTCTTTTTTCTCTTTTTCTTCTTCTTCTTTTACATCTTTTTTCTCGTCAGCAGATTCGTCTTTTTTAGCGATTGCCTTTTGTAAAGCGTCAGGAAGTTTTTTCTGAGCAGGAGATAATTCTTCTTTTTTCTCCTCTTTTTCTTCTTTTTTAACGTCTTCTTTGTCTTTAGTTTCAGCTTCTGTTTCTTTAACTTCTTCTTTGCCTTCGTGTTTTTTCTCTTTGTCTTCAGACTCGTAAGAAGTTTCTTTTTTGATTTCAGCATCCGCTTGTGCTTGAAGTGACTTCATAGCATCAGCAGCACCTGCACTTTTTTGTTGTGCGTCACCTGATACAGGTTTAACGCCTTGTGCAAAATCTGGTTTAGCATCTGTTGGTGAAGTAATTGCTTTTGTCATTACTTGTTGAACAGTTGCAGCTAATGATTTAGGTGCTTCAGCTGGAGCGGCATGTTTTTTAGGTAGATCAGCTTGAGCATTGATCTCTTTTTTACCGTTTTCCATTGGTTTTATCTCCTCTATTTTAACTTTATATTATTGCAATAATAGACTCACTCTAATTGAATGAGTCAGTTATTATTTATAAAATTACAGTTTTTTAAGAAATGATTCAAATACTTGAGCATTTTTATCTGCTCTTAATATTCTCTCTCTACTCTCTGCCTGTAATTTTAATTTTTTAATCTCTTGCTCTTTCAATATTCCATTATTCCATACCCATTCTTTTCCTTCCATAATGCCTTCTACGAAAGCGTCTGGAGCGCTGGGGTCTGCAACTATATCAGCTGCTGTAGCAAGATAAAAATCGTCATTGACAACATTCATTCCATTAGATGATTTTAATGTTCCCATTCCACGAGATGAAACTCCTAGTTTTGCACCCTCATCAATTAAAGACTTCACAATTTTTCCATATGGGGTATCTAAGACTTTCGCCTCTCCTATAAAGTTATTTCCTTCTGGAGTTAAAGATTTGATCATGTGCGATACTCTTTCTAGGTTGACAGTGGGACCGTCAGGATGACCTAGTTCGCCAAATGCTCTACTTTTGTCGATAAACTCTCTTGTATATCGAGCGATTTCTTTTTGAAGAGTCTCTCTAGGATAAACTCTACCGTTTTTATTTTTGATGTCCGCTTGCATGAAGACACCCTTTATAGAGTAATTTTTTTTGCCGTTACCTGATTCTTCAATAATGTACTCGGCGTTTTCTATTTCTTCGGTAATAAGTTTCATGTATCCTATCTCTCTTTTCTCTTAATACTATTTATACATTTTTTATCTTTAAAATGCAAAAAAAGTACATTTTATGGTGTTCCTTTAGCGTTTTGAGCATCATAAAAAGTTTTAGATACTTCGCCACGATTTTTAGTTTCACCAAGTTTTCTTGTACTAATATAAACTTCTTCCGCTGTTCCTGACACTGGTTTTATATACGTTTTTACACCACCAGAAATAGTTATATTTGCACCTCTAGTTGATCCAGGATAAGTATCTGATTCTGTAGCAGTATCATCGTATTCCCAAGGACCAGAAACTGATCCTGATGATCCTGAAGAAGAGCTTGACATACTAAAAGCTGAAGCTAGATTCCATTCTTTAATTTTTGCTAATCCACCATTAATATTTCCATTAGTACCGTTAAAACTAAAGAATTTTGTTCCAGTATTGTTAAAAGTCATAAATTGAAGAGGAACTTCACCATTAGAATTTGTAGTTTCATCAGTTTCAAAGGTAGCAGTTGCAGGTTGTATTGCAGTTGTGGGATCATAAGCAGTTGACAATGCCCATTCTGTTATTGTTGCTTTAGTACCAATTGTTGATGTATTATAAGTTGTAAATAACTTTGTACCATCATTATTAAATTGCATACCAGTGATTGTGGTGGGTAGATAAAAACTTCCGTCTGTATTTGTAACAGTTGTAACATCAAAAGGAGTATTTAAAGTATATTTGTATATGTACCCATACCTACTAGCAAACATCTTTGTACCATCTTGGTTAAATAGAATTGCTGAAAATTGATCATACTGATCCCCTACTACTAAAGATCCACCTGATGTTACAGTGCTGGTAATATCGTAAGCAACACTTAAAGTGTATTGATAAATTCTACTTCTCTGATTTTGATTCATTGCATCAAAAAGAACAAAAAGTTTTGTTCCGTCATTATTAAATCTCACATCCATGTTACCTCTGGACCATTCTCCAACTTCAATATAATCATTAACTGAAACTGAAGCAGTCGATACATCAAAGGGTGTTGACAATGTGTATTGAAAGAGGTCTTTATCTGCACCATATCCTTGATCAGTTCCTAATGTGTACATTTTTGTTCCATCAGGATTAAAAAGTAAAGCATTAAAAGTACGTTGAGTAGTACCAGGATTTAAATTTGAACCTGCAATAGTAAAACTATCGCTATCATTATAATAAGCTACAGCAGGTGGTACTCCCGATCCAGGAACTCTTGTGAACGCCATTCTATCTCCTTAAAATGGTTAGTGTTTCTTTATCAAAATAATTCATTAAGTCATCTACTTTAACATTGAATTTTTTAGCAGCAGTATTAACATTTTTTTCAAAGTTTGAAATAACGTCACCACTTTTATCAGCGGCTTTAAACACCATATCTACTGCTTGTTTCAATCTAGGATTCAATTTGTTATATTGCCTAGTTCTCTTATAGTCATTTGATTCAGTTATAATATCATCTTTAAATTTACTGAACGTCTTAACCATCTGTTGATCCTTCTATATTACCTCCACTAAAAACATTTGCTTCTGGAGCATCAACACCTTGTTGTCCTGTAAACATTGATCTACCGACTTCTTGTTTTTGGGCATCGATTGCTGATCCGATCTTATCTGATACAGCAGCTGCAAAGTCTTTTTGTGCTTGTATGTTATCGTTATCTACGACTGAATTTACAAATTTTTTAATATCATCTTTACTCATAATTATTCTCCTTTATTATCCTGTGGCACTTCTTGTTGTGGTTGTTCTGGTGCCTCAGATTTAATTTGTTGATCTATTTCTGCTTGTTCTAGTTCGTTTTGTTTTAATATCTTAGTTCTAATATATTCATGTGAAAAATATTTACCAACATATTGTTCTACATCTCTAACTAGATTTAATCTAGCAGCTAACATTTCTGAATTTTTTAGTTCAGCAAAATATCCATCTTGTAAGAAATTGTATGTAATGTTACCTTGTAACACATCCCATTCTTCAGGTGCAATAACACCTTTTAGAACTAATTGTGTTTTTAATAAATCATGGAATAACATACAGAATTTTTTTCTTAGTCTGCCAATGAATTTAGTAAACTTAACTTCATCTCTACTAATTTCAGCAGCTCTTCCTAAATTGAATCCTGATCCACTTTCTAATCTACTAATTGGAACATTTAATGATCTATATAATTTCTTTTGGAAATATTCTATATCTTCTATTTGTCCTAAGTTTTGACCACCAGGTAATGTAGTAATTTCAGTTCCTCTACCACCTTCTCTACGAGGTAACCAAAAATCTTCTAACATACTCATCTGATTTCTATCATCTCTGATTTCACCAGTAGAAGCATCATAGACCATTTTATTTCTATATCTTGCCATAACATCTCTTAGATATTGTTCGGCCTTGATTTTAGGTAAGTTACCTACATCGATATAAAATATTCTTCTTTCAGGTGCTCTTGCAATTCTGTAAATAACAACAGCGTCTTCAATCATTCTTAATTGATTAACTGGTTTAATTGCTTTATGTAAATAAGATAAAACTTGATTGTGTGATTGATCTACTAATCCAGATGGACAATATGCAATGGCATCTGTGGCAATTCTCAATCCACCTGCGTTAGATGTTGAAGTTGGATGTATTCCTTTTTCGTTAAAGATATAATACTCTTGGAACTTATTTTCAAATGCAAATGAACTTGGAACACCATCTGTTCTTTGTTTTCTTACTTCTCTTATTTTTTTGATCTTTCTAGGATCAATATATCTTAATTCTGTTATACCCAATCTTGGAGAATCTTTGTCTATAATTTTATGAAAGTAAACTCTTCCATCAACATACCATCTTCTAAAGATGTCATGCCCTTTAATATCAAAGTTTAAAAGATTTAAAACATCTTTAAATGATTCTCTTATTTTCTTTTTGATTGCGTCTGTATATTCAACTTTTGATAAATCAAGTTGAACTGATTGTTGATTCTCATTAGATACAATTGACTCTGATACTATATCCTCAACAGCACTATCACATTCAGGATGTAGAGCAACTTCTCTGTATCTTCTTATTAAATCTAATTCGTTTCTTGTACCTTGTTCAAATCCGCCATAAGACGCAAAAAAACCTCCAGCAGGAACAACTTGTGTGCCATCGTCTGCTTGAGGTGGTACTATATTTTGTCTTGGATCAGTTTCTTTACTACCTAATCGTTCTATTTTGAATCCAAATAATTCAGCCATTTAATACTCCTTTTTAACATTATATATACTTTTATTTATAAGGGCGCTAAAAGCGCCCCCATAATCACTTAATCTGTATTAAGTTGTAGTATTTGTTTCAAAATATTGATATCTATGAGTTGCTGTGAACTCCTCGATAGCATTGTTTTGATCATATCCCAATCCAATATCATCTATTGATGTTGGGAACATACCTCTAAACGTGTATGACTTAATAACATTTCCACTTCTATCTAATTGATCAATGAAAGCGTCAACTTGGTAGTCAGATGGATTTGTTAATCCTTCGTTATCTGACATGTTGTTGATACCATTCATCCATCTTTCGTAAGCGTTTCTTACTAAGAAATCACTATCGTTTAGAATTGTAGTAGTCCATGTAGCAAATGTTCTTTCACCTGCAACATATAACTCTCTTCCTCTAAATGGAACAGCAATTTCTCCAATAGTCATTCCTGGCAAACTAGTTGAAGTACAAAGGTAAGACATAGTCTCCGTCTCAGCACCGATAGCTGCAAATCCAGGAAATGGTAGAGTAACTCTAAACTGATTAGGACGAGCTCCGCCACCTTTTAATCTAGCTTTAAAATCATTAATACTTGGCATAATTATCCTCCTAAGCTCCTACCACTTCTTCGAAAGCAACGCCTGTTCTAGTCGCAACGAAAGTTAGTGTTATAAAGTTGATTGATCTAGCTGGTTTGACATAAATGTCTGCTCTAAACTCATTTCTATCAATTACATCTCCTGTGTTATTTGTTTCGTCACAAACAACCAAGAAGTCTGTAATTCCTCTTCGACCTTGTACGTCTCTTAGGAATGGTTCAGCGATGTTTCTAAATTGTGCTCTAGTAAACTCATCGTTAAACTCAAATAATTGAAATTTAGAAGCAGTTGAGATTGCCTTCTCTAATACGATAAACAATCTTCTTACATTGATTCTGTCAAATGCACTAGCTTTTGATAGTCCTGTTTTATCTCCAAACAATACTGTTCCTTGTCCTGGGAATGAAACAACGGGATTTATTCTTGCTCTGTATAACTGATCTCTTTCAATTTTATTAGGATTGAAAGCAAGTTTTACAGCGCCTCTAATATTTCCTCTGTTTAATCCTGCAGGAGAGAACCATGAATCTGCCACTAGATCAGTTCTAGCACATAATCCAGCAATGTCTCCGTTTAATGGAACATATCTGAATACATCATTGTATTTGTCGTAAGTGTATTTGTAACCACTATCGAAAACTACATAAGATGATGATCTGATATTATTAAAGAATGAAACAATATTTGAAGTTGCTGTGTTAGTGTTAGTAACATTGACAACATCACTTCTTTCTGGAGAAGCAAAAACCATAGCGTCTTTTCTTTCTTCAGCAACTGTGATTAAGTTATCAATATGAGCAGATGAACAAGGACCAGCGATGATTAAATTTACATCAACTGATTCTGTATCTTGGAACTTCTCATAAGCAGTTTTCATTTGTCCGATAGTAGCAGTTGTGCCATCAGCACCGTTAGTCAAACTAATATCTGATAATGTTGTTACACTTGTGAAAGTTGTATTTAAAACAGCAGAACCCCAATTAGTACCACTAGCGTGATGATCCATCCAATAGATATATTCTGATCTAGCGAATATTACATCTCTATAATAGTTAGTATCTCCTTGTGGAGTTTTTGCGTCTGAAGCAACTGAAACAGCATCATACACTTCTAGTATTGAACCTAATGCACCTGAAATATCTCCATCTTCGTCTATAACTACGATGTGAATTTCATCATTTGATCCATTTCTCTCTGAAGCATACGCTGATGTTCCTGGAGCAGCACTTACTAGGTCATAGTATCTCCATCTTCTTCTTACTGAAGCGCCGTTAGCAACTACTGTGTGTAATCCGCCAACGCCTGATGGATGTCTAACGATTGTAATATCATTTGTTGAAATAGAAGTTACTCTGTATTCGTAACCACCGTCTTCACCAAAATTAACTATATCGCCTACATTAAATCCTGTAGCGTCTGCTAATGTTATTGTAGTGTCAGCAACAGCTAAGTCTGAACTTGCCACTGTTGTTTTAGCAAGTTCTTCATATACTGAAGCACTTGGACACATTGAAATTTTTAGACCATTACCCCATGCACCACCAGTTCTTGCAGCCCAAAGTCCTACTGAACCTTGACCATCTTGGAAGTTTGTTTGGTAATCATCTGTGTTTTTTACTAGTAAACCACCTGTCTCAGCAGTTGCGTTTAATAGACCAGTATTTGTTGCTCGTACAATTCTAAGATTATTTGAGTAACTTAGGAAACTAGCAGCACTAAAAAAGTGCTCAAAGTTATCCGAGTTAGGTTTTCCAAATGTTGCTACTAGTTGCTTCTCTGAAGTAATAGTAACGATTTCATCAACGGGACCCTTTGTGAAATCACCTGCGTAAGCACCAATAGATGTTGCTACTGCCGGTATAACATTTGTCAAATCTTTTTCTTTTACAAGAACACCTGGTGAAACTTGAAATGCCATATGTTGTTCTCCTTATTAGCTAATAAAGTATCATTAATTCTCACTTCTATTTATGTAAATGAGATTTTAGAGAAGATCACCTTTTCGTATGTTAACAGGAGTCCAAACTTCTCCTTGATCATCGACTATTGATTCCATATCATTAATTCCGTCATTCATAAATCCGAATGGTGCCATATCTTGTTCTATTGCGTTTGCCTGATCTTCATACATTCTTGCTCTAACGTCTTGGTCTGTAAGTTCTTTGAAATATCTTTGATTTGATATCCATGCAAATATAACTAAACACATAACTAAATCATCTGTGTTACCTTCTTCAGCCTGAAAACTATGACCCTTTCTAATAAATGTTGAAAGTTCCTCAATAATATTAAAATCATTAACAAGTAACTTGTCTGCTTCAATCAAAGATTTTAAGTTTGTGCATCCAACTCTCTTTACTTGTTTTGTCATTTTAACACCCATTTGAGAACCTTTTTTAGAAAATCCACCACCTAGTATTTGTCCTGCACGGCCTTTCATCATACACATCATTAAGTTGTCATACTCTAATTCAAATTGTAATGCGTCTGCCACTTGATGTCCTATATCGTTCACTTCAACACAAACATATGCTTTGTTATATTGTCTTGCAACTTTTTCAATTGTGTGAGGAAATAAAATAGGTTTAATTTCATTGTCTCTAAATTTTGCAACCATTCTATATGGCATTTTTGAAACATCCATAACTACAAACGCTGAATAGTCTTTCATAGTTCCTCTTGCAACGTCAACAGTTATAACATAGTCTTTACCTTTTTGTGGTCTTTCATACATATCTAATCCACCACTTGATATAATCGGTGAACTATGAGATAGTGTTCTTAACTTAGACGGATTTAATAACGTATCAATTGATCCAACAAACTCACAATCAAACTCTTGTGAAAACTGTGCCTCACTTGTATTTCTTATAGTTTGTTCTTTCCATTTTTCATCTCTTCCAGGAACCTCTGACCAATGAACATCAATAGGAATATAATCATTGTTTTTATTTACAGCATCATTCCATAGTTTATAAAACATATTCATTCCATGAGGAGTAGATACAATCATCATTTTAGATTTTTTACCAGATGATATTGTAGGATAAACTGAACTAAAAAACTGATCTGCTATATTGGCAGGTATAAACGCAAACTCATCAAGGAAGATTATGTTAAATGAACCACCTCGAATTGCACTTGA